CGATCGGCAGCAACCAACACCGGAGACTACTCGGCAGCAACTGTTGAAGGGAAGGATAGTGTTGCTATTGTAACTGGAGTAAATAGTAAAGCTAAGGGTTCCTTAGGATGCTGGATTGTTTTAACAGAAAGAGGCAAATGGAATGGGGAAACTTATCCTATAATTTCTGTTCAAGCTTTTAAAGTTGATGGCGAATTAATTAAACCTGATACTTATTATAAGTTAATAGGAGGTAAGCCAGAAGAGGATATAGAGTAAATATTATATTTCAAACAAATGGGCAAGGATTATAAAGAACGTGCCGCCTACGCCTACCTACATGATACAGGTCGGAATATTCCCCGAAAACTATTATACCGGATTAAACGCAAATGGTGGCGGCATAATTACGAAATCGGGGAAATGAGAAAGAAAAGGAAAAAGAATTTTAATTCAATTAAGTTAAATAATGAATGTACTAAGCCTATTTGATGGTATGAGTTGCGGGCAAATCGCACTCAAAGAACTGGGAGTAAGAGTAGATAAATACTATGCCTCCGAGATAGATAAGCATGCTATTAAGCAAACGATGCTTAACTTCCCTGACACTATTCAATTAGGTAGCGTTACGGATGTGGATATAAGCAAGTTAGATAAAATTGATTTGCTGATAGGCGGCAGTCCTTGCACCAACTTTTCTTTTGCTGGAAAACGAAATGGAATGAGTACGACTACCAATGAGGAAATATACACTCTTGACCGGTATTTAGAGTTGAAAAAAGAAGGTTTTCAGTTTGAAGGTGAATCATTCTTGTTCTGGGAGTACATGAGGATATTGAACGATATTAGGAAGTACAATCCTAACGTGAAGTTTCTGCTTGAAAATGTGGAAATGGGCAAGAAATGGGAACGTACACTATCCGAAGCAATAGGGCTATTCGGTGTTCACATTAATTCCGCTTTAGTGTCAGCTCAGAATAGGAAGCGTATCTATTGGACCAACATACGAACAAAACAAATGGGATTGTTTGTGGATGTATATAGTGATATTCCACAACCGGAAGATAGGGGCATTTTACTGAAAGACATATTGGAAGACGGAGTTGAGGATAAGTATTATTTGAATGCTGATGTAATTGATAAGTTAGTTCAGCATAGAGAAAGGCACAAAGAATTAGGCCACGGATTCGGTGCAAAGTTCCACAGCAAAGATGAAAAAATGCAAGCTCTAAAAGTTGGAGGTAAAGGCATAGATGATTTAGTATGCATTCCAACTACCAATATAACGTGCTTAACGCCAAAACGCACTGAATTTGGTAAGCAAATAAGGAAAAAATATGAGGCTGGAGAAATAACAGCAATGCGTAAAGATGTGAGTCAATTAGAGCCAAGAACCGACGGAAAAACAAATACGCTTACCACTGTACAAAAAGACAATCTGATAATGCAGCTAAATGCAAACAATCGGATTGGAGGTATCTCATTAAACGATCGTGGTATAAGACCACATAGGGGGGATGATAAAAAGACTGGAATATCAGAACTAGGAACCATTCTTTATGATAATCAAAAAACAGATACTCATTTGACAAATCATGTGCAAAAGATAATCTCAAAAGATTATCGCATTCGTCGCCTAACACCAACAGAATGTTCCCGATTACAAACTATCCCTGAATGGTACAGATGGGAATGTTCCGACACACAGCAATATCGAATGTTGGGAAACGGATGGACGGTAGATGTAATCGCACACATCCTGTCTTTTATAAAAGAGAAACTAAATATTAACGTAGCCTAGCAAGGCTCAAAACAATATAAATAGGAGGTAATTATGACTGTGACAGAATTGATAAAACAATTGGAAAATTGTAATCCGGAAGCAGAAGTCTATATCTACACAGGTGATATCAACCTGATGGTTATTGATGAAGTGGAACAAGAAGCTCCGGCAATGGTAGTAATTTCATAACTATAAAGAAAGGAACATTTATGAAAAAAGAATATACGTGGTATCCTGATAATCAGGAACGGTTTAGTGAAGTTTTTGATTCTATCGAACAAGCAATTGAAAACGCACAAAAAAAGTTTGACTCAAAGGCTGATGAATACGACGAAGATGAAGAAAACTCATCTGTAATAATTATAGGGTTAGTTGAAAAATTTATCATCAAGTCGGCAGTAGAAAGTATAGTAGATGATATTCAAGACAACTTGGAATGTTCAATCAGCGATTTTGCGTTTGGTATGGATTGGGAATCAGAAGCTCAAATATTGGATAAACATAAAGCGGAGTTTAAAGAGAAAGCTGTCGATGCTTTATCCCCTTTGATTGAAAGGTACTTTCATTTCAGTCCAGAGATGAAAAGCATTCCTGTTTTGAAGTACAATTTAGAGGAAAAGAAATATTTATAACAAGAACAGAAAGAAATGAATAATGATGGTAATAAAATCCTGGATGCTATTAAGAGAATGGCGGCAGATGACAATAAAGGTTTAAGAATGACTACTGCCATAGTCGATGTTAAAGATGATCCACGCGGCTCAATCGTTGGTTTTGGGACTGAAAAAGTTTGCGGGGATGATGCAAAAGTACAGACAATGGGATTACCCGGTAAGTATATGGCATGTGCTTTTTTTATAGATCGAGAAGAACTGAAAAAATACCTCTAAACTAAATAAATATGAGCAAATTAAAAGATAAAATAGTGAATCATGCCAAGACTGAATACAATTCAAGTCCGCATAGGTTTGACGATGCACAGATACAGCTTATCATAGAGCATGATTGCGAATGCGACCATTGCGGAAAGTCCATATTTGAACTTGATGATTTTCCCGATGTATCAGTTGAACGTAAAGAAGTTCTCTGTGAAGAGTGCTATGATGAAGAATATCGGACTACATGCCCTATTTGCGAAGAATCTTGGGAGATTGACGAAATGACAGATTATTTTTTCATATCAAAGACAAATTCTAAAGAGGTAGGAAAATCACCCGGCATTTACAAAGTTCTGGAACGTCCATTTTACTACGGGAATTGCCTGACCGGCTTTGATGCTTTCTTTGATGACGCAATACAAAAAGTATCAGACATTGATATTGAAAAAGCTTATTCTATTCTTCATCCACGACTTAACAAAGAGAATATCACGCTTGATTGTATGTGTCCTCATTGTGCTGAAAAGTACCTGCGGAAAGATAATTTTATTAGAGCTGATTCCTTGTACTGCATACTACAGAAGAGACAAAGAAATCAGATGTTTGCAGACTATTCAGATGAAAGAATACACCGTTTACGACAAGATATGATACACAGGCGTATTACATTCAGAGGACTTTTACAATTACATAACAAATAAATCAAATCAAATCAGAAAGGAGCTAATATGGCTAGATTTATTAAATGTGAAGAACATGGTTGGAAAGGCGTATATCTTTTCCAATGTCCCGGATGTGGTTGTGCCCATTATGTAAATACTATTAAAGGAGAAATGGGAAATCCATGCTGGCAATTCAACGGAGATGTAGATAACCCAACGGTTTCCCCGTCAATACTTGTACGGTATCCTACTGCTGAAAAAATGAATATATGCCATTCATTTGTACGTAATGGTAAGATTGAATTTCTGCCAGACTGCACACATGAATTGGCTGGTAAAATAGTAGAATTAGAAAATTGGTAACTAATAACTAAGATAGAAATGAATATTATGACACGAAAGGAATGCTTAGATAAGATTCAAGAAGCAGTTGACAATTTAGATACACTTCTTGCTGTAATAAAGTTACCATCTAAAACTACAATTAGGTGGGATTGTGAAGTATATGCAGATGAAGCGGACAAAATCACGAATGCGCTCAATGCCCTACATACCAATTATGGGAACGAGACGAGAGAGGAATTTTGCGTAGGATTAGATAACGAATAATAAAGAAGAAAGGAATGGTATGCAAGTCAGAACTCAACGCAATTTTAATAAGAAAACAGGTGAGGACCTATTCGGATTAAGTATCAAACTTGAAGTAGGTCACAGATATTGTAAATACCCAATCGGACACCAAGATTATAAGACGATCACCGAAGCGACCAAAGCCAAGAAGAAAGTTATGGAACAGCTTCGTAATGGTGCACATCTCGATTACGGTATAAATGGGACTGCCGGCATTAACAAAGCCGAGTATGTGAAAATAGTATATTAACGTAAAACAAATAAGAAATGAATATATCTAAGTTACTGAAAGATGCGGATGATGCCTACATAAATTATAGGCATAGATGTGAAGCTCTCGCAAAGGAAGCACAAAAGTACATTGAGTGGGATGATAGAGTAAGTTGTGAACATTTTCCCGCAGATGGTTTATGTATATTGGCAACTATTCCCGATGATTGTAATATAGGAGGAATGCCTGAATGTGTTTGTCCTGCGGAAGTGTTTTTTTCTTCTGTGAAATCAAAGAAGATGATTTCACCACAAGAGTTTAAAGCAATTAGTATTTAACGTAAAACTTAGAAGATATGAATAAAAAAGTAATTCCAAGATACTATAAATGCTCTCTTGATGGTAAACATTGGTGGAGTACTTTTGCTACATCTACTGGACAAGCAAAGCAAGCCTATATACACATGTTGGATGGCTGTGCGGATGATTGCTTTCTATCCATTATTTGCCGTATAGATAGTCCTAAAACAACACAAGCATTTAAAGATAATGCAAAATACAGGGGGATTCCTTTTGCTTATGTTGGGATGAATGTTAAAGTACACGGTGATAAGGGGATAATAGTTGGGCACAATAGTAGTGCTAATCTGGATGTATATTTTTTAGAAGGTGATAATAAAGGAAAAAAACTAAATTGTCACCCAAACTGGAAAATACAATACTTTAGTAAGAATTGGAGATTAATCAAAGAGTTTTAACTAATAATGAAATCATTATGGAAACATTGGATAATGAAGGGTGGATAAGGATTGCTGATTGCATTCCTCCCGTTAACGAAAAGGTGAAATTGCATACCGGTGACTATGAATATACTGGCACTGTAGATAAAGATGGTGAAGTTTGGGTGTGTTTAGGTTTAAGTGACGAAGAAGAGTATTACAGCAATTTGGATGATGGATATATTACGCATTGGAAACCAATAAACAAGCCGAAAGGAGTTGAAAAATGAAATTGAATAAAAGGGCGCAGAAGCGCATTGAAAGGCAAGCCGCCCGCTACAAACAGATGTTTGAGGCTCATTGCCCGGAAGTTGATAAAATCGTTGCAGAGCTAAAAAAGGATGCAAAGGATATGCCGAAGAATATGACGCATGATGAAGAGATTGCTTATATCCTGAAAAAGTCTAACGGAGAAGATGATTTTGAAAAATTGACTCAAAAATTGGAGATAGAAATACATGAATCTGAATGAAATAGCTAAGAAAGCGCATGATTGCGCCGTTCTCCGTGGAAAGATAAGCCCCATTGACGAAGAAAATAACTTTCACCTGGACTTACTAAATGAAGTTGCAGAAGTGTTCAATGCTGAAGGGAAGACAAGCCCACACATTGAGCACTTTTCTGATTTTGAAGAGGAACTGGCGGACGTGATACTTGTAGCAATGAGTACCCTTCATCACTTTGGAAGTAATGTGGACGCTCTGATAAAAGCAAAAATGGACTTTAATCAAATAAGGAATGATTAATGAGTATAATACAATGGATTATAAGGGCAATCGAAATGGTTGCCCTTATTTGTATCCTTAAAGTAATAATCAAAGATTTAATGAACGTATGGAAAAACAAACAAGGCGGGATATGGCGGAGAATGTCACACTTACTGCCGTTTACAATATACTATTTACTAATGATGTTGTTTGTGGACTTGTGGTAGACTTCATAAGCCAACTGAAGAAATCACCATATTACCGTTTCAATGTGAAACAACAAGCCAAACGCATAGAGAATGAAATGCGGAAATATGAAAAGCGCATTGCCGAGATTTCCGGGAAACGCATCTTCTTCATGGCGGACGCTAACGAAGTTATTTCTGAAGAGTTACAGCCTGATTTACTGAAAATGGAATACAGCATCAAATCAGAGTTTGACAAACATAAACTCAAAGATAGTGCTCTCCTTGCAAAAATGGAATTGACCCGGTGCATGTGCGAGTTATCTTGTTTGTCGCTTGATAAACGAATAGAAGAAGTAACTCCATATAATCAAGATGTGAAAAGGCTTACTTATCTTCGCCTTACAGCACTTTTCAGCTATGTTGATGGATTATCAAATATTCTCTATCAAAGCAAAGAATACATCAACCTGAACGAAAGTTCTAATTGCAAAATGGCAATGCAAATCATACAAAGAAAACTGACGGATTGTGATATAATCAGCCGGGCAATCAGCACGTCAGATAAATTGAATCCGGCTGTATAACATCAATAAATTAACATGAAGATTTCAGGACGAATAATTGTTGCTCTTCCAATGCAAGGAGGAACATCAAAAAGTGGCAAAGAGTGGTCGAGACAAGACTATGTTATTGAAACCAAAGAACAATATCCAAAGAAAGTTACGTTCTCGGTAATGAACGACAACATAATGAACTTTGGGTTGGCGGTTGGGCAAGATGTTGATATAGAAATCGACATAAATGCAAGTGAGTGGAATGGCAAATGGTATAACTCCATTTCCTGTTGGAAAGCCACATTGCTCAATCCCCAGCAACAGCCCCCGGCACAACCCAACTATTCTGCTGTTCCACCTAAACAACAAGCGACTCCACAACCAGCACAACAACAAATGTTTACCGAAGGACAAAAAGACGATTTACCATTTTAACTCATCATAAGTTGATACACAATTAAGAGGTAGCTTATTCGGCTACCTCTATTTTATTATTTTCTAATTTCAAACGGAATTCTTGAAGTTTAGATTAAAAGAAACTTATTTTCTTTCAAATCGGCTCAAAAGTTTTATTTTAGAAAAATAATCATTCCAATACTCATTTGATGATTGAGGATTAGTTCTGTCATTGTATAAATAAATACGATTAATTTTCCCATCAGTATCTCTCTCTACAAACTTTTCATCTCCTGCAATTTCAAAAAGCTTCTTTTCTGTTACTTTCTCATACTCTGTATGGATGGGAATATCCCCAAAAGCATTATCGGAATTTAGATCTACTGGTGGATTCTCTCTTTCATTCCACCCAAGAGGTAAATACTCCCGATTGAAAGCAAACCATCTACCTTTAGAATCTCGGACAATACCATAAGGAAGATTAATTCTAAAAAAATCAGTTAGTGCCATGATGTTTTTTTTTATTAATAACTATGTAAACTGTAATGCAAAGATAACACATCATTAATCATTAAGACTTTATTATCACATCAAATTCATAAAACTTATTTAAAAAGCCCCGACTACACTTAGTCGAGGCTCATTTTTTTAGGAATAAATTGCGTATTGTCTCTCGCCCCTGAAATCTAGCAACTTTTCCGTAGAGAGATGATACAACAGACATCCACGTCTGTACACAAATATACTATTATTTTTTTAATTTGAATACTATTCCGCCAATTATTATTAAGAAAATGAGACCTATATACACTTTATCCTTATGTAAATCCCACCAAGACAATTCAAGAACCGTTTCTTTTTGATTCAATACAGCATCTACTTTATAACTCAATGAATCCAATCTATTAGAGAACTGTTGCAAGGCAATAGATAATGTTTCATCAACTTCTGTTCTTTCCTGATCCTGCTTGGATGCAGTAGTAGTACTTTCTTTAATCGGATATTGCTTTCCAGTTGAATCCGGAGACGACAAGTAAACTGTTTTATTCTCAATCTTCAAATCACTCAATTTGTCAGTAGTAATCTTGGTTTGCTTATTCACATCCAACCGTAGTGATTCTATCAAGTTTTGCAGATACAAGAAATCCCCTGAATAGTCAATCTGCTTCTCCGTCTCCATGTTCCGAGAAGTCTTACAAGAAGTAAACCATATTCCCGACATCAGGAATATGGTTATATAAATTAGCGCTTTCATGGCCGGATCACTGTATTACGAAGAAAATTAGAGAACTCGGAACGCACATCAAAACAGGGACACGCCTTGATGTATTCTGCCGGTTCTACTTCACCTGAATCGTCCAGATCGGGTGAAGTATCACGATGTCCGAGTACTTCAATTATAGGATATTCCTTACAGAGCTTCGCGACCAACTCGCGCAAAGTCGCTTTTTGGGCAATCGTTCTTGTGTCTGCAGGTTTTCCAGATGCGTCCAGGCCTCCGATATAACAGATGCCAACACTATGCTTATTATACGAAGACTCTGAAAATCCTTTGGTATTACAATGCGCCCCATCAATGCTCATTGGTCGTCCATTCTCTACCATTCCGTCCAAGTCAACGACGAAGTTATAACCGATCTGACTAAAGCCTCTTTGTTTGTGCATCCGGTCAATGTCTTTAGCACGTAAATCCAGTCCGGTACGTGTGGCCGAACAGTGAATAATGATAGAATCTATTTTATTCATTTCTTCACTTCCTTTAAAATAGTAACTACTTTTTCTATATTCTCCTTATCCAGCATTTTAATAAGTACGGACAAATCTTTCTCGGCCCGTGCCTTTTCCTTATCTTCCAGTTTTTCAAAAACGCTTCGTACTTCTACAAATGCCAGATATCCACCCATCAAAACGGTAGCAATAGGAAAAACCGGAAAACTGGCTAACCAGCCCTTTGTCTGAAACACATATACTATCATCATCAGAAAACAGTCAACGATACTTACCGAAAATAGCGAGTTGTAATATTTACATAGCTTATCTATTGTCCGGCGATAACCTACGCTTAAACGATCCTTACCGGCTTTTATAGCCTTTCTCACACCAGATATCAGATCTCCGATAATAGCGAGAAAAACGAGTAAAAAACACATACAATACACTAATATTGCTAACCAAAATTCTTTAATTATCCATTCCATCATATTTTATTTAATTATTGATATTATCTTTGTTACTTATTGTATTTTCCTTCACAAGGGACAATTATCTGTTTCACCTGTCTGGACTGTGAAGTTTGGATAGAATTCAATAAGGAGTATCAAAATATACTCTAACTAATATTCCATCTACAAAATGAAATGATGTCTTTGCCCATCTATTTGCTGCTGCATGCCAGGCTTTTTCGATTGTATAAACTCCAGTCAATCCTAAATCTCCGTAGCTCTCACCTTTTCTGGCAATACCATTAGTATTTATACCTCCTTTAAAGCTTATTGCTATATCCTTATCACGATCATCTGTTACAGCACTTATAGCAACCCCTCTCATTCCACCGCTTGTTTTAGCATACAATGTAGACAAGCCTGTTTGTTGTATATCACCAGTGTCTATTTTTGTTTCAAAGACTCCTGCAACCATATTAGAGGCTCCTGTAGAATCCGGTAGAGTATCACCAATACCAACATTCTTGGTCCCCCCTTTGAATGTTAATCCATTACGAGTCAGAACCATTTTATCACCATTCTTATCGCTGCCAACACTACTATTTGTAATAGAGAATCCACCAATTTCTCCGGAATCAGCTGTTACTTTTCCTTTAAACTCACCGTCAACAGCCACAAATTTACCATTCTCATCTACCCTAAACGGAGCTGTTTGCGGATTATCCGATCCGGCATAGAACCTTATACCGGAATCACCCGAACCGGAACCGGAAACCCCGGCCGTAACCTTATCGTTTGCATCGAGGATACGTATCTCGTTACCGGACAGGAAATCCAACTTCGCGTCACGGGCAATAATCAAGGATGCAAGGATACCGACAGTATTGGTCGGAAATTCCTCCCAATAATCTGTATTTCCCGGAGCATTATCATTCGTACTGACATGTGTCTGCAAACACTTATACCCTCGCCATCCCAAAGCATTTTTTGCACGTACCAAAACGGTATCGATATAACGTGTATTGACAGTTTTTAGTCCTTCGTCATTCCGATACTCAATACCGGATTTCCACTCTGAACGGCGTATGGCACATCCGGGAATGCCATTTTCGCCGGGCTTGCCTTCTGTTCCGTCGTATGTTCTAAGAGCGGTTATCTCTGCAACCGTCTTTTTAGATGCTTTATCAAAAAACGATACGGCAAAGCTGTCATAATAGTTATCCGCTACTTCAAATTCATAATCAGATACGGGGACACCGCTTTCTTCTTCGCTACTGATATCGACATCTGTATTCATTGACACTACCTTGCAATAGAAGTCGGAACATATAGTCCTTTCACCATTGCCGACCTTTTTATACAGCCTTGCAAAAGCAGTTGGCTCTAATTTAGGAGATCCTTCCGCGTCACTGGCTATCGTATTAACAGGCTTTCCGTTCTGCAATATATCAATACTGTACTGCACAGCCGGAGCACCGTCATATACCTTTGCCAAACCGGTATCTATGATGACCTTTCCGGATGGCGGATCAATAAATCCGACATGAATCAAATCGTAATCACCGGATACATCAAAAGTATAGCTACCAGATGGAGAGGTACTGACGCTTGCATCACTCTGCGTACCATTCTTATAGTAAACGACTACGCAATAAAAGTCCTCGCAAAGAACCTCAGTGTTTCCGGTTATCTTGTACAGATATGCCGTAGCCTGATAATACAGTTTAGGATTGCCATTGGCATCACAGGAAATGGAGGTGACAATGCGGTCCAACTGTTTAACCACTACCTTGTATTGTACGGGAGACACGCCATCTTCCACTATAGTGAGGACCTCAGACGCAATTATCGCGTTAGGTACATTGTCACCCGTGACTTTTACAGCCACCACCCCTGCATGCACCGGAGAGGCAATCATATGGCTGTATACTACGGAATACGGCCGGAAGCTGCCTCCTACAATGCGCCCCCACTGATATTTAGGGTTATCCACATTCTGTACGACAGCTTCAAGCGTAATCGTAGCCGGCTCATAAGTCCCGTCCGAAAGCTTATGGAATACACGTTGCCCCGCCTGTATGACTACAGACGGAGTTCGCGGTACCCGGCGTATTGGAACACCACCTTTTACTTTTGTCATGATTCACTCGCTTCTACTTCAAGATACAGCTCATCCACATTCGCTGAATCGAAATCAGACTTATTAGTCTTAAAACTGTTCGTTGTCGACTTTGCCCGGTTCCTGATAAGAGCAAGGCCATTCATCAGGGAGAAAGCGAATTGTACGAATGACGGGACTTCCTGCCTGTTGTCACGCGTTACGACCTTGACTGTGGTAGTCACACCATTTACCTCGTCAAGATAACCACCCGGAGTACTGTAAGTGAAATCGAGTACGTAAGGGTCTGTTTCGTCACGCAGATCACGGGACTTGGTGTCAACGACCGTACCACCGACTTTGAATTTGGCAAGAATGGTTTCCATCAAATCAATATCACCGCGGCCAAGCGTTATGTTCTTGCCCGTCTTATCCAATCTCTCCAAACCGTCAAGTGTTCCGTCAGTATCGTTTGCCACTACTTTATACCACTCCACGTCAAAGTCGGACAACAAATTACCACCCTGTGTCAAAGTGGCATTAAGGGTAACCGTGTCGGCTTCGGAAGAAATCACGCCTCCGTTCGTCATGCCGATTTCACCCACGTAGGTGGTAGGCGAAGCTTCCATCCTTGACACTTCAATATCAGCCGACGCGGTCTCGTTGAATCCGTCTATTCTCATGGTCGCTTCACAGGTAATAAGTTTACTGCTTGTCATTGAAAGGCCGAGATTCGCCTTAATGATCAGACACGGAACTTCCCTTGATCCGACCGTATAAGTCTTTGAAGTATCAAACCTTATATCATCATCCGCGATGAGTACACCATCGTATTTCCACTTGACCGAAACATAGTCATAAATCAGTTCCGTACTTTTGGAACTACGCGTCATTGGGTATATCACAGGCCGGTTAGACGCAACGGTCCAGTCAACTAACACGGATGTGCCGTTAGTAGCTTGCACAAGCGATTTGGTACTGATCAGGTTCATTGTCAATGTACCTGCACTTCTCAGTCTCTTTAGGGTGGTACCACCTCTTACTATTGATGTCATAATTGATCGTTTTAATTATTATACTTTTAATTCCACTCTTTTTTTTGAAGCTCTTTTAAAGCTTGCTCCGTGTCCATAACTCGAGCACCTGATTCTTCAACCGCTTTGTCAATAGGAATGATTTTTGAAACTTCATCCTCTATCAATACTACCGTGGTAGCATTCTGACGACATGCGCTACTCTCTGTAATGAGCCCTTTTTCAAGGGCGGTCTTTTTGTCTAAAAAAATATATCTTGCCATAATTGTTGTTTTATACGGGGAGCAGTTTAAATCCCTCACTTTTACTAAAATTGAGCTTATTGCCTGTATCTGCTTTATCTGATAACCTTTCATCGTCAGTACTTCCTTCAAAGTCCCATTTATGTAAGAGTACATTATCCGGAGAATAAAATTCTATCAATGATGCACGCGAATCTGCATCAATATCAAAGGAAGTCCCTCCACCATTTTCGATATTACCAAATGTACCGGCATAAAGTTTTCCGTTTAAAAAAAGCTGACACTCTTCCAAGGTTGCACCGATTCGTAACTCATAACGCTGAATTACACTTTCTACATATTTTATAACGGTTGACATTCTTTTATTATAGCCATATATAAACAGAGAAACGTTTCCATTAGGATTATACATCATCAATAAGCCAACTCCATCCTTCCGGGTACTAATGTAAGCATTACTATTAGGGATATTGGGTGGAATTTCTACAACAAGCCTACTACCAACAACAGGCTCTTCAACTTTGTCCCTATTAGCAGGAGAAAGCGAGCATCCACTTGCCGCATACTTCACATATCCAAGCCCTTCAACCACATCCGGTTCTACTGCCTGTACACCCAAACCGATATCATCAGCATCCAATAATACATTCATACCTTTGAGACCATTACCCCAATCGGCAGAAAAGTACCTCTCAGGATGATCGAGCGTGCCGATGCCGGATACATCGACTTTTATCCGGGCAGGGAACAGCTTAACATCGGAGGGGATGGAGATAACACCCGAATCATCGCCATAGGGCGTTACAACGCTCGTCCGGTAAGGAGGTAAACGGGTGACAAGCGTAAACTCATGATCGATTGTTTTACCCTGCACGTCCGGACGGTATCCTTCCGGCAATGTGATACGCTCAGACTCTACCTCAATATCCGGTGCGGATGGGATAAAATGAGGAGTGTATGCCGGCATGGACGGAGGGACTGTCTCACCTTGCAAAAGACGGATGTTTGTGAACTGAACGGAGTTGCCGGCAGTTTCATTAATTTTACCAGCATAAAAGAATAGATAAGTAGCTAATTCAGGATTGTAGTTATTGTTAAGAGTAAATACGCCTGTTGTTTTTGAAGGAGAAAGATCAAGAGAATTAGATACTTGAGTATTAACACCATCAGACTGGTAAAGTAGAACTGTATAAGACTCAGGAGTACCTTTCAAATTAATTATCTCCCCAACCTCTATAGTATATTTCCCGGATGCCTGAAGCTTGTTTTTTATCTCAATCTTATCACTTTTTTGATTCTGAGATTCACTTGCAGTTACAGTCAATTCCTCAACATCCTCACCAAGCACATTCCATGCATACTCGCCTTCAAGAAGTTGGACGTTCTTATACTTAACAGAGTTGCCGGCAGTTTCTAATGATTTACCTGCGTAAAGAATCAAATATACAGGTTCTCCAGTTGGGTCATATTTATCATTAATTGTAAAAACATGTGTTTTATAATTTGATTTTAAAGAATGACCTGATGTAATAACTTCAGCACCCTGCATAAAATTAACTGAATATTCAGTTGCTTCTCCTACAAGATTTTCTATTCCATCAAGCTTAACCGTTATTTTTTTGCCGACAGATAAAGCTTTTGATATTTTAATCTTTTTGTAAGAATTTGGATTTTCCATAGAAGAAGTAACTACCACCTCTTCCGTATCCCCTTCAAGCAGGTTGTAGTTGTAGTCCTCGGTGATCTGAACGTCGTAGATATAGGTCGGATAATTATTTCCATACGTGCACGAAATATGAGAGACGGTTTTTCCCGATTGAGTCGTTCTGACGATTTCATTTGTAGCATTTATCCCACTTACAGGAAAATTTATGTATTTACCGTCTGTATATACAATAGTAAACATAAGACCAGTTGTAGTAGCTCCTTCATTACCTATAGATTTTCCTTTAATCCGTACAACGTATACGGTATTTTCTTTAAAAGAAATCTTCCCGGAGAACAAATCACCGAACTTATCTAGACCTACATAAGTGCGCAACACAGGTGGATTAGGTATGCATATATACTTCCCATCCGCATCTTCCCCTTCAGTTACTACACCGGGCTTGATCTCATCGTTCAGATCAAGGAAGTACTGCTTGGCCAACAAGTTACGCGGATAGCCGGATATCTTGTTTAAGCCTTCTTCAATATATGTATTACGCACGTCAGTTAGGTTCTGACGGCAATCTTGTGCTTTGCAGACATAGTGTTGTTCCTTACCAATAGAAGAGGCAGGTACTCGCAGTTCACGTAGATTATGACCCACATAATCGGTTATCAATGATTCATTCAGGCCATTCTTCTTGTACCACCAAAAAGCAGCAGGGACAGATGTGTCACCGGATACAAGATCGGCGGACAACTTCAGATGATCCGGTTCTTTGATAGGATTAAAACAACGCCCACGGGGGTAATCTGTCTTTAGCACAAGCGGGGAACTGGCAGCCACATTGGAAGCCAGCACGGATCGTCCTACGAAATAGGCTTTGCGACGCAACTTACCGTTAACCATATCGACAAAGGTAGCCGTGAAGATTAAGGTAACAGGAGCATCGAAAGCCACATTCTTCATTACTATGATCCGACCGCGGTTGTTTGTATCAGAGGTAGAATCGACCGAGAATTTGGCATTGGAGGCAGAAATGAGATTCTCCTCGGAAATTTCATTCTCGTACCACTTGATGTCGGTGATATAACGGTTTACCACACCGTTAACAAGAATGCCGGACGGATCAATTATGCTGCACATAGGCTGGATGGCCGTAGGCCGAATACGTCTGTCAGGAGTATACACCTTATTGTCGGCATCATAATCCTGAGTTAAAGAGCCTTCTGTAACCAACATGGAAAGCTGGGTACGCAAAGGGGAATAGGTTCTGTTGAATATTGCCATATAATTTATTTTTAATCAGTTTTTTATAATTCAGTCCACGGATTTTATTTTATAAAATTTTAATGGTGTTGATAAATATACTTTTTTGCTTTAGACACAATCTCTATCTTTGATTTTACATCTACGACTTTCCCATTCTTAATTTGTTTTCCGTTCTCAATGGGTTTACTCATATCTTTCTAAGTAAACCTTAGTTTCTTTATCACTACATTGCGATTCGTTTCGGACAATTCTTTGTTTGGAGCGAATCTGCAATTAGTTATTACTCTGATGCGATTCCCTGTCATTTTTCTCTTTAATGTTTTTGCTTCCATGATTTATCTTTTTAAAATGTTACTTCTTCTCTGACCTTTGCAACACCTACCGTGGCTTCACATATGAATTTCACAGAATCGGTCCTTACGTCGTCTTCAGTTATATGTACACTCTCACGGGCGGAGGAATGATTTTCATTCCAGATTGCATCACTCGCTATGTCTACCAAGTCTGTCCCGGATTCCCTGGTCCATTCCCATCTGGTCGCTTCACCTGTAACATTTTTGAAATAGCGTAATACTTTAGCTGTGAGTGTCGTGTCTATCTTATTGTCGACAACAAAATATCCGTCACTTGAATCAATCTCCATACGTAAATCACCCGTACCCAAAGTATCTTCAACGATCTTTTCCAACTGTTCTATCTTTCCGGTAAAATACAAGCTATCGACATAAGCCGAATACCCGGTCATGTCCGCACCGAAAACAGAGAGATTGGAAAGATCACCGAACTGCATTGCAATGTTAGAGAAGGAATATTCCCACCAATCAACATTCTTTAGATAGCGCGTATAAGTACGCGTCTGGTACATGCTTGACTGACGGGACTTATTGCTAACATTACCAAAGCATACGAAATGCATCATTGCAGTAGGCGATACGGGATTAGGATAGTTATCCGAAGCATTACGAAGCTCAAAACGGAATTTACTGTTGAGTCCCGTTCCTATGATTTCAGTAATGCGGAAAAACACAGTCGTGAACCCGGCGAACCTACGGTTACCCTTTCCGTCATCGTAATCCTCCGTAGCATTGCCTGATTCATAATGGTACATGCCCATTGCCAGGTCATCGAAAGCGACCGCGCCAATCTGCCCGGCTTCCAATTTCAAGGTCACGACACCGGTATTCAGTTCATTTCCTTCCGGATCGGTATCCATTACAACGGACTCTATAATGCCGCCACCCGGGGCAGACCACTTATCACCGGTGGTAACGTCCACATAGTTGTACCTGAATTCAGAAGTTTCAAACCACTCATTGACACGTAACGATCTGAGTTCGCCGTGGCCGGATGCGGTAAAGAGACCGCCATGTCCGGTTATACCGCCGGCGAAACTCTCGCCCAACTGCATACCGCCACCTGCGGTGACCAAGCCTTGAGAAATCAAGCCTTTCAAGAAGGTTATAAGGCCGGAAGCTGTATCATCATAAAGTTTGCTTAAAAAATATTTCCGTCCAAAAACACGAATAAGGCTATCTATTTGCTGTGAGTTATATCCCCCAGAACCTTGTCCACCAGCAATAGAATCTATTACATTCTGTATTTTTTCAATTGTTCCTACTTGCTTATCATCAGCCAAAGTTACTTCATAAGTAGGAATTACCCCCTCTCCTTCCGTGATACGTAATGAATCAATGATTATACTCCCGTCAATATGAAAATCAGGCTCCGTGAATAGCATTAGGTCACCTTCTTTCAAAATGCTATAAAACTGTGGGTATCGAGCCATGTATATCTCGTCAATCTTCACTTCATAGGTATAGCGCACATAATCATTTTTTGCCAAATACTCCTTGCCAGCTTTCAAAAGGCGTTGGGCAGCAGCAGATATGTACACTTCCGGCATATCAATATTCAAGAAGACAAATTTGTCTCCGGCTTTGATATTGTAATCTTTATATGGGAAATAGAGTTTCAGCCCATCATCATAAACACGATTACAAGTAATAATGTATTTATTACCTTTCTTCTCACATTTTGTAATCTCAAATTCTCGTCCACCACACATGCCATCTTCCATACTAATGGTGGCTGTTTCTCCGGTCAGATAATCATTTATATCAAAACCAACATCTTTAAGAGTCAAAAGAAATGGCGGAATATCCTCACCCTCTTTCAACTTGTCCCATGTACCATCATCGCTGATTGCTTTACCATCTTTTTCGGTAGCATCCGTCACAATCTCGTCCAAATTTCCATTGTCCCCGGAATCAATGCTGCATGATATTCCGGCACCAATAAGTTGTTCCGCAGTCATGCCTTCCATTGACGGGTGAATCTCTGGTAATGATTCGTCACTTCCATCGAAATAGATGCTACCCTCTCGGACTCCAAGCACCGATATGTTCGGACTATCAATATAAGCATCAAGTGTATTACGAGGAAAATCCGGTAACATCAGATTTTGTACTGCCATGTTATTAGGCAGATAATTGGTAAGAGATGCGTCCGACAACTTATTGTAATATCTAACCGGAAGATTTCTTGTACTACCATACACACGAAGACGGGTAATTATTTGCTGGTTACTTTCAGCCACGCGCTGAATTTCAAATAATCCCTTTCCCTTCCCATATTGGAAAACATTGTCGATAGCTACTCCCGCAGTACCAATAATTATCTTGCGTCCGCGAATAATGAAATTTGCATTGAACTTCGATTTAATGAAATCCAAAGCACCCCACACCTTAATCTTGCTGACATCAATATTTACATTAGTGGTATCGACATATTCCGGGTGTACTTCAACCGTCCACTTTTGATTTCCAGTATAAACACGATCAAGATTGGCTTGTATTCGGTCAGCCAAATTCTGTATACTTGATGCAAAGAAACTAAAAGTTGGAAGCGAAGAAAAATGGACAAAGTTGTCGGCAAGAACATAGTCAAGAAAATCACATCGAGTCAGTTCATCCGAATCATTATTAAACTTCACACCATCGTAAACATAAGCCTCTCCATTTTTTCTTGCTCCGGCTTTCTTTAAAACACTTGGGTCATAGTTAATCGTGAACTGTTCATTACGGTAAATGAAGTAATCTCCGATTTCAAAATCAATCGGTAATTCAGAGTTTATGGTAGTATTTACGAAACATTCGCCCATGAAAGTTCCACTGTATTGTACTTTTCGTACCTCACAGCGTACCTTCGTTCCTGTTTTGTCATATACTTTCCACATACTATCCCTTCTTTGCTACTAATGCTAAAATCGTAGTCATATCAATACTATACGAAGGCACAATTTCCGTCTTTGGATCAGTTACCCGGAACTTCACTTTAAATGTGACTGAATCGCCATCTTTAGTTGAATGGAAGTCATAGTCACTTGCTCCAAGAAAGTATAAATTCCGTCTTCCGATATTGGTATGTGGATTATACACCTTCAAAGTGGCACCATTGCCATCTTCTCCAATCAGGTAGCCTAAAAATGAAACAACATTATCATAGGCGGTTGCCATTTCACCTGTATAACATATCCCAGCTTCAAGATCATAAGCCTTTAGCGGTAATACGTCAGGAATAAAAGTGTCCTCTCCGTCTTCGTCAGCCCAATCACGTTTAGGCAAATCCTTCGTTTCAGGATACAATTCAAATGGAAAATCGGTACACACCATCTTCCATTCGGTAAGAAGGTCTTTCACCTTCGCACCGTCTGAAGTCTTCTGAAACAATATGCTATATGCCTCTACCATTACCTCGTTTTGTATGACAATAAAAAAAGAGCTTGCTATTGGGGCTATTAAACTCCAATAACAAGCTCTTTTGGCTTTTATTCTTTTTATTACGCTACAAAACTATATATATTTTCTATTATTTCAAAGAACTAATGGTTGTATTTTCTATTTTTATTATGAATTTATGTGGCGTTCAGGATAGCGTTGCCGGAAAACAGCAGTCAATATCTCACGGGGATAGACATTTACAGTATCAAAACGAGTATCTGCACATTTTCCAATAGCAAATCCATTTCTACGACAAAGATTAGCAGAAAGATTACCGAGACGGGCAGCTTCATACTTATCAAGCTCTATAAAGTTGTGCCGGGCAAAAGCACAAACAGTATAATAAGTACGCTGCAAGTCTTCATTTCCGATAAGGTGTTCAACGCTTGCGTCCAACTCCGCATTACGATTACTGTTCATTCTTCTGTATGATACGTATTCCGGCGAAACAGTTTCAGGACTTGAAGGAGGAACGAATGTTTGCATATTCATCATTCGTACCATTCCAGCAAGCATTTTCAATGAAGAAATATCATCCTTGCTCAATCCAAGACTATCCATCTCGCCATTGGCTACTTTATGAAAAACTTGTCTATATACATCAAATACCATACGTATCTTACGTGCTATAAAGAACTCCATACATGCTACTGTAAGATAGTATTTCATTGTAGGTCTTCCACCTTTAGAGTTTTGCGGATTCTGCCGTAAAACTTGATAATCAATATTTTCCATAAAATCACGTTGTAATGCTTCAACGCTATCAGACTTTTTCCCATATACCAACATCCATACACTATCTAAATCTACTGGATATTCACTTTCCGATTTTGATAGTTCAAGAACTGCATTAAAATATGTTTTGATTTCGCTCTCGCTACTCTCTTTTGATAAAACTAAGTTCGTATTCATAATCATAATTATTAAAAAGAGAAAGGGCAAATGGGAATGTCGCATATTGTGGTGGTTTACGACAAAGCCCAAATGCCCATAAATATCTTGTTATCTATCTCCATGCAACCACCACGAAACATGAGACTCAACGTTGTTTTCTGATGCAAATCTAAGGCAATATATTAGTACTCACAAATGGCATTTTATTGGTTTTTAGTACATTATGAACAAGAGTGAGAAAGAATGAAAACAAATTAAGTTGCACAACATATTTAGCCCCGTTTATTTAGAAACATTATAAACAACAAAATCATGCAATCAAACATATCAAGGAAGTTGTATTATCAGCTGTTTAATTAATATTTTTGTGCAATAAATTATAATATAAATATTATGTGGATTTGTCCTTATTGTGGAACTGATAATGCCGACTCTTATGCTTGCTGTTGGAATTGTAATAGAACTAAAAAACAAGCAGAAGAGGATAGAATGAAAAATACACAGGCAAATAATGATGTTTTAAAATGCCCTGTATGTGGTTCAGCCAACTTAACAACCAATACAAAAGGGTTTAGTGCAGGAAAAGCTTTAGTTGGAGGTGCATTAATTGGCGGGGTTGGACTTCTTGCAGGTTTCATAGGAAGTGATAAGGTAAGAATTACATGTCTTAAGTGTGGACATCATTGGAATCCATAATATTTACTGTACAGTCAAATAACAATGATACGAACATGATAGGAGTTATTCTTTGGATATTATTTATTCTTCTAATATGCTTTTGCGTATGTGGTGGTTGGTTCTATGCTATTATGTGGGTAGTAGGTATTGCATTGACGTTATACTTTGGAATTAAACATGAACTAAAAAAATAAACAAATGAAGCAAGATATAATATATATATCATCTCCGTTCAATACTATAAAAAACGACAATGGAGGGAAAGGCATCTTAATACTACATAAGAGAAATAAGAAGATAAGTATAGAAGGAACCTTCTATCAATTTTCAGACATTGATAGTTATGAAATAACAGAAGAAATCATTCAAAAACAAAATCCATCCCAAACAATTATAAAAACGAATACCGGGAATATGGCGAAGAGAGCTATTATAGGTGGAATTGCTTTTGGGGGTATTGGTGCGGTTGCAGGCGCATTAACAGCTTCCAAAACTATTGAGACTAAAGAAGAGCCTGTTTTGCAAGCGATATTCAAAAGAATTTTTATTAAACTAAAGTCCGGGGAAATGATTGAAATTAAAGGGCAGACGCATAGCGAACCTTACTTCCTGTATTCAGACTCCGAACAATGGAATAAATATGTAACAAGATATTGCCAATGGATTGAATTTGCAATAAACAAAGCCGGGAACTAACCCCGGCTTTCTCTCACTAACACTTCCCCTTCATATTTCACATGGCAGTTGGAACCATGAAGGTAAACATATACTTTTGCGACATCTTTCTGTTTGATTGTAACTTCAGCATCATCATACAAATTCACAAATATCTTCGAGAATTTAGAAGCATCAATATGTATTTTACTCGTATGCCGGACGTATATATCACATGAAGCATATCCATCAAAAATCAATGCACCTTTGCAATCCCCGCAAATCACGGCTTTATGATTAAGATTCACTCCACCAACCGGGCAATCTACAAAGATGTTATTTCCCTTCAAAAGTTCCGGTGAAAAAGATTCTTTAATAAACTCATTTGTAGGATAGTTATGCAAAATTGCAAAATCAATTCCTCGAAGCCACATTTCGATCAATTCCTGTTTATTACGATTTTCACTCCAATCATTTGTCCATTGCTCACATAATCCATAGAGAATGGCTTTCTCACGCAATTTTTTATTCAGTTCATCCATAATCATCTCATTTTAAATAGAAACCACGATTTTTATCTATTCTCGCTCCGCTTAACATATCTCTGATTTCAGTAACCAATGCTACATTATCAGCCGTATTTTTAGCAATAGTTTTAAGTTCCGTAAGCTGGGCTTGGGCAATCATATTCATTTGCGGGTAGTATTCCTCAATAAGCTGCCTTACGAGAATCAATTTTGCAGCAACATCAGCGCGTATAGCGTTTATGTATGAAGCAAGTAAGTTAGCTGTATCTTCGGTAACACCTTCAATGCCTTTGCTTAGACCGGAGCTTTCGGCTTCTTCCTTCATGCTGACTCCGTATTTCTTCTCCATATACTCATTCAGCTTATCCAGTGCATCGTAGTAATCATCAGTCTTACTACTAACACCCATCAGGTAGTCCGCAATACTTTCAAGCTCGCTGTCGTCAAGTGAAAAATCACTTCCAAACATACCGCTCATACCATCTTCACCAAATAGCATAGTTTGAAGGTTTTTCATGGCTGGTTCAAGAATGGCAAGTTTCAGAACAGAGTTCATCACATCACCCATGATTTCCGCAGCTTTCTTCTTGAAGGCTTCGGCACCGTCTTCCCCTTTTTGCCATGCTTCGTACAAGGCATCCCCCAACTGTGAAGCCCAATCTTTCAGATTAATTCCGTATAGAGAATCCGCAGCATCCTCGGCAAAATCCTTAATCTGTTGCTTCAATTCCGCAATCTGATTGTTGTAATCTTCAACCTTGCTGTCGTCAGTCTTCTTCTTATCAAGTTCATCCCGCCGTTGCTGTTCCACCTCGGAAAGTTGTTCTTGCATCAAAGCACGTTGATAACCATAAGCACCTCCTTCATTATACGCCTTAACACGTTTTTGTAACTTGGCTGATTCCGCAGCATACTTTGACAAAGACATCATATCAAATATATTTATCTTGCCCTTGTTACGAATGGCATCAATTTGCCCGTTCAACTGATTAAGTCTTACCTTATCATTCTCTGCATCAATTAGTTTTAATTCAGTTCCACTACCTAAAGTCTTTTCAAGAATCGCATCTATTTGCTCATAAACATTCTTTAAATGCTGAACACGTCCCTTGCTCTTCTCAATGGCTTTATCCAGTTTTTTATCGTGCGCTTGCGCAATCTTACCAATCCAATTAACGGCTTCTCCGGCTGCTGCGGCAATACCACCAACGATACCTCCTTTAGCAAATCCCTGACCGATATTTGAAATAGAGGTCATGGCATCTTGCACATTCCCCATAGAATCTGCCGCACCTTCATTTCCGAGAGCGTCAAACATATCAGACATCTGTCCGGCAAATGTTCCCACAAGCTGCGCACTTTCGGCGGCACTTTCTCCAACTGCTGCCAATTTTTCTGATAAATCTCTATCATCATCATCATCATTCGAGAACAGGTCTTTGATGTTTTTTGCAAGGGTAGCGAAAGGATTTTTATTCAATCCTTCCTTGTACAAATCATGGATAGCCTTTTTCAACTTTTCTATTTGGGAATACTGCCCGGACACATCTACACGATTACCGTCCGAATCATTATACCAAGATGTGTATGCAACAGGCTTCCCATCTTTGTTCTTCGTTATTTTAGCATTATCAACTATCTGCTGTGCAGTCGTTGAGGCTTGCTGTATCTGACCGTATGATTTATAAGTCTGATCTCCAAATATTTGTTCCCATACCGGAAGAAGCTCAAGTAATTGCCCTTTCAACTTTGCCACTTCTTCTTTATATTCAGTAAATAGGGCTTTCTGACCGGGAGACATACCATCTTCATTCCCGAAAAGTTCTCCGCCATCACCGATAAACCCTCCGGTTAGCGGAGCATACTTTTCACCCAAATCACGTATCTTTTCAGCAATGGATTTATACTTGTTGATAGCCGTAACTTCTTTCAGCTTTATTTCCAAGCTGTCCTTTTCAATAGAATCTTTAGCTTCTTTCCACGCTTTAAAGAATTGCTTATACAAAACACCTTCCTTACCGCCTAATGCTTCGGTAGCCTCTTGTTCAGTGAAAGTGAAAGGAACATAAATACCTTTCTCTTCCATCTTTTTTTGTAGAGAATCTCTTAATTCTTCTGATTTCTTTTCATAGTCCGTGACCGCACCAAAGGCATATATTGAAGCCTCTTTCTTACTTGCTCCTGCATTAAGAAGTTGCTGGTATATATTCCACTTTTTTGTTGTATCCGAAACAAATTTATCTATTTCCGATATGGCTTTTTGAAGAGATTCTTTATCTACCTTTGCTGCAAGGTCAATGTTATAGGTATATGCACTTTCAGTCAAAGAACGTCTATCTTTAGTTTTGTCCCCAGATTCTTTCAATATCTTCTCCACTTCTTTCCGGGCATCTACGGAAATAGATTCTACTGTCGAACCTTTGAACAAATCCGCAGCAAAAAGCCCACTTTGCTTTGTACGGAAAAGAGCTTCAGCCTTGCCATAAGTATCACTTAACTTTTCGTACATGGATATGAAATCTTTGACTTGTTTAAAGCGTTCCTTCAACGCTTCCAATGCCAGGTCTTTTTTACCCAAGTCTTTGCCGAAATCATCCTTGTCTCCTTTATTAAGGAAATTATCTCGTATAGCCTTATAGAAGTCATATACAGCTTGCGCCTCATTTATAGCATCTGTATTGTTCTTGATGCGTTCTGCCGCTTTTACTGCTAATGCAGCCTCCTTCACCTTGTCGTCCAAAGCCTCCACTATCTTTTCATCAGAAGTCATGGTTTCAAACTCTTTATCAGTAAACATCTGTATGGTTTTGCCTTTCACCATGCCTCCCGGCTTTATTGCAAGTTCTTCCTGAAACTTCTTTATCTTTCCAGCCAATGAACCATATAATACCTTCTCCGTATAACCAACAATAACAGGTTCAATTTGATACTCTACTGTCAGAATTTGAGTACCCAACATGCGCTCGATCTCCGGTGTCATACCTTTGATTTTACCGAGCATATCATTGATTAACATGCGGAGAGATTCAACTTGCGCTTTCGTAAGATTTGAAAAATCCCATCCTTTTGCTTCTAACTGATTTCGCACGCTGTCGGCATAAGTTTTTAAATCAGGAAGAACATCATTATTCAAGACACTCATGGCATGTGCGTTTTCATAAGCAAAAGCCGCTAATGCTTTCGAGGCTGATAATGAAGATTTATTCAATGAAGAAGATACGTTAATCCATGCGTTCTTATATACAGTCATTATCCGAATTTGGTCTTCCAACGCTTTCCCGTCAATAGCCTTTGCAAACTTTGCATCACCTTTCGCGGCTTCTTGTATGGCATTGCTTATCTCTATGCGATATTTGCCAATACCTATCAACTCTTTATTGGCATCAGCCAAAGCATCCAAGTAGTCCTCAATATTCTCAACTAATGAATCATCGAACCACCCATCGGTTGCCTCATTTGCGGTTTCGCCAACTGAACGAATATCATTCAGAATCTTGTATGCTTCTTTGGCATCCAACAAAGCATTGCGCAAGAAGATGTACCTCTCTGCCAAATCTTCAATACTATCGGCTTCCTTGAAGATATTGTTCACGTCAGGAGTGTAATCTTTCAGAACTTCCTTTATTTCTTTAATGGCGGTTATCAAACCATCTCCATTTAATTGCACTGTATCTATCCCGTTGAACTTCTGAAGTTGCTTTTCCAAGTTCTTATAACCTTCCTGTGCTGTTTGGGAAAGTTCTTCGATACGTTGTTTCATATCTTCACTCTTCTGTTCCATTTTTTGCCAACCACTCATTACAAGAGCTAATCCGGCAAATATGGCTGTATATGGATTCCATACAAGAGATTTCAACGCAAGTCCAACACTTCTTATCCCGGCTCCAAGAGAGTACATCATTACGGTGTAACGGCTCGTACTAAGAGCAGCTTTCATTTCAGCCTTTGTTATACCTAACAACTGGGCAATATGTCCGGCTTGTCCAGATTTCAATTTACCCAATGCCATTAAACGCAAAGCATATTCTTTGGTAAGTTGCCCATTTGATGCAATTAATTTCCAGTCAGAAGTACTCATTGTTTTACTGGATGCAATCACGCCTTTTTCAGCCGCGTTCAATGTTCTGTAACTTTGAGCAACTATCAAATTGGATGCGGCTTTCTGTTTCAAAGCAAGAGCACTTTTGATAAGCAATACATTTTCTTGTCCCATTGCCCGGTTTACAGCAAAAGCAGCTACACGTTGGCTCCCAAATGCAATAACCGCAGCTTCGATTACCGGAACAAGAGATTGCCAGTTTGAGGTCAATTCAGTAAGCATCTCTGCGGTTCCTTTCAAAGTACCGTTCATTGATTCTGCCATGTCAGCCATCATAATGTCAATAGCATCTCCCAAGTTCTTCCACTTCGCACTTAAAGATTCGGAAAGAACTTCCTGCATATTATGGAATTTGCCGCCATCATCAGTCATTCCCCACAATACATCTTTCACATCCTCGAAAGAAACTTTCTTTTTGGAAATCATATCAATGACTTCCCCGGCACTAATTACACGATTTTCGAGCTTACTGAATTTATCTGCCAATGCTTCAACCATCGGTATTCCAGCTTCAGTGAATTGGCGCAATTCGGTATTATGTGTTACGGTTCCATCCTCTAATTGGAAGCGTTTATTCCCATCCAATACAAACCCATAATAATCGTCTATTATGTCTTTTTCTATATATATGGAATCTTTTATCAATAGCCCATTGACATTCCTTACACCGAGATAAGATATATTGAAGTCTTTTACATATACATCATACAACCCTTCGGTGTCTCTCTTCGTCAATGTTAATATGTGGTTTTCATTTACACGATAGTCCATCCCATTGGCTTGGCGCACTATATACATCTGTTCATGGCCTCTGATAAGCTCTTTAACATTTACTGTTTCACCCTTCTCATTATAGAGCTTATCGCCGACCCCGATATCCTCAACGTTTTTAATACCGCTATCCGTCTTTATTTTAGTTCCCTTGCCTAAACATCCGCGTAGGAAAGCAGCACTTCTTACTTGCCCATAAGCCAATATGATACGTCCCATATCCACACCAACCCCGGCAGATATATCTGCTAGCCTCTTGGTGGTATCAAACAACTCATTGTATGGAATGGAGAAGGCTTTCATCCGCTTGGTGTAGTCGTTCAATTCTCGAACACCAAAAGGACTGATAACAGCCAAGTTCTTTATTTGCCCAAAGATTTCACTAGCCTTGCCAGCGTCATTTAGCATGGCACTTAATGCAAGTTCCTGCTTTTCAAACTCCCCGCCAATCTCTACAAGATTTTTGATAAATCTTTCGGCTGTATAGATAGAGTATAACCCTAGCATCTGATTGGCTAACTGCCCGGATATACTTATCTGACTGGTCATAGCGCTATTCATACGGAGAGAGGCAGATACGTGCGCCTTGGCAGCATTTGCACTTCTTTCACGGGCAGTAGCTAGCCCCAGTTCGGCTTTAGCGGCTGCGGCGGCTCGTTGCCGGGCAAGTTCCCGTTGTGAATTGATATAGGCTTCAGTTTTAGCTTCTACGGCACGCGCACGAGTCGCACGTAAATCACTGGCGGAATAATTGGTATTCAGTCCAGCTTTGCGTAGTGCTTCTTGAACAGCCTGACTTGCAGAAGCCTTATCTATGATTACTCCGACTTTAAATGCTTCGCCTTTTAACGACTCCCGGATACTCTTTGCCAAATCACTTTTCCGGCTTTCAATCCCAATCTTGAATGTTTTGCCATCAAAAGCAGCCTGAACTTTTTTTGAGACATCGCTATGATCTACGGATACTCCAACCTTAAATTCCTTTTCAGCCAGAGCCTCACGAGCACTTTTTATCAAGTCTGTTTTACTCACACCTACTTTGAGGTCGAGCTTTACATCTAAGTCCTTCAGAATATCAGCCTTAATCTTCTTTCTTTGTTCGGCTGTCTTGTCCCGGAATAAGATGTCAAAATATAAATTTCCGAGGTCTGCCATGTCTTATTTTGTGTTTATAAATTTTCCTAAATTGAGTTTCTTTTCACCGCTATTGTATTTTGCTTTCCATTTGTTTGCAGCTTCTTCTATTTGGCTTGCGTCCGGTTTTGAAAATTCCGATTTCCCATTCTTTTTAGTTGAATCTTTTTTCAAGAAGGTAAGTGGCTTGTCATTCCCGATAAGTTCCAGTTGCGCAAGTGTCATTACCCAGTTGTATCCATACATAGGCTCGCATATCAGCCCACCAAAAAGAAGGAGCGGTTGCATCATCCATCCACCTTTATCTGATTCCCACCCGGCTCCGTAGAGGGTTCGGGAAGGGAAATAGTCGCTTCCTCCTTCTTCATTATCATTATCGTATCCTTCATTTCGGTCAGCAATGTGATATTCATAAAGAAGTTTTTGGCAGGAACTTTTTTTTTACCAGCAGCAATAATGGGAAACAGTTCATCATCCGTGTACTGTTTAATGTAGAAGAACCAACGCCAAAGTATTGGATATAAGAATTTGATCTTCCAAAAATCATTCAATATGATTAATGCAGCACTCATGCAGCTTACTTTGGCATCGTTATCCTTCGCAAGCATAATATGGGTCAATTTGCGCATTGTTCCGGGCTTCATCCAACGCACTGGATATGATTTCTTTCGACCACGCATAGAAACAAGTTCCACGCTGTCACCCAATATTTCATCCAATAATCTCTCACTATCAAGAGAAGGTTGTTCCAATTTCTTTTTTGCCATGTCAAATTTGTGTTAGTGTTGAAAAAAGAAAAGGGCGGCGGCTCGTTGCGGCTCACCACCCTTTATTGAGTTTTGCGAAAAAAGAGTTCGTTATCCTCCGGGAGCAACAGTATCCTTCTCTTTAAGAATGTAGATGCTCGCCTTGTTCTTATCATTCATCGGGCTTACTGCCACGTTGAAATAAGCAGGCTTACCACGTTCACTGATAAGGTTAGAGTAACCTTCGATATTCGGCAAATACAAAGCTGTACTTCCATCTTCAGAGGTCATAAACAATGCTCCGGTTACTTTCTTTGGTTCGGTGTTGTAACCAGCACCTTCGTAGGTTTTACCGTTGAATGTAGCTGTCATGGCAGCAGATTCAACGACTTTATTCATAAGCAATTCATTCACTTCACCCGCAATACTGGCTACTTGAAACTGAATATCAGCATCACCAGCCGTAGCAACAGAAGTCCAAATAGCTCCGGTTGTCAGTTTGATTTTAGAAACATCTGCCGCACCTGTATCAAAAGTTACGCCTTCATCCAAAACCGGGAGTTCCATATCTGCCCCTTCCAAAGCACTAAGAGCTTGATTAGCAGTAGCGATGAAATATACATTTTTCATCTGTGAGAAGAGTGCTTTCAACTCTTCAAGAGTTTTTGTAATTGCAAATTCAGCCATAATCGTATTATTTAAAATTTTGTGTTATTTTATTATCATTTTAGCCTGAATAATCAAGCAATGAAAACCTAATCCATCATCACCTCCGGGCAATAATCGTGGAGTCGTAGCAGAAAACAATTCATTCGATAGCGGGAATTTATCTATCACGGCTTGTTGCATTGTTTCTAATGCGTCAGTCGCTTCAATTCCATTCTTACGGTTCCTTACAAAAACTTCGATTCTGCAATAGGTGTCTTGATAAGCATGCCGATCATAAATTCCTATCGGAAGAGATACTACAACAAAATCTTTCATTGTGTCCTCGTTAGCGGCGGGACGGTCAGTTACAAATACATTGCGACTTACATCACCAAATATCTCCGTCAGCTTTTTCAATATGTCCTTCCTGCGAAATCTCGTTCTTCCCATCACTTCATCGGTTTTAAATTAGAAAAGAGAATATTACTCGCTTTCTGAAATGTATCAGTCAGCACATTAGCATTATTTCGATTCTCCAAATACGTTGAATATTCAGTACCCGTACACATCACTATCGCAAATCCATTATTGCAATCCGGTTTGTATGTTTTCAGAAAATTCAAAGACAAATTCTCACCATAATCACCATCCGTTTTCATGGTTCCTCTCAAACCTCTGTCTTTTCCGTCATAATCAGGAGATAGATAAGCATATTCATCTTCTGTCAGTTTTGCCCGGATCGGTTGAGGCATGTTATCCCCACTGCAATAGTAATATGAGAATCTTCCATCTATGTACAATCCACAAGCATAGCTCGTTATCGTGTTTCCGGTGAAATTACTCCACCCACGTTTCTTTTTGACCGCATCATCCACCAATGCTTCACAAACCTTCACCAAGTAATCATAGATAAACACCGATACAATTTCTCCGGCTTTTTTCATTCCAGCATCAAATAGATTATTGTTATTCATATCATCAGTTTTTTGCAAGATTGAAATAAACGGTTGTTCCCAAATTTCCGGGGTAACAGTCTGCAACCATACATTCGGTAAAAGTTCCTACGCGGTCTGTCACATCTATTAAATATCCCGTTTTGATACCTTCAATTACTCCCGGAATACTTAACGCATAGTCAGCCTTTACCACATTTTCTGTTTTAAATGTGCGGAGTGAGGTATTACCATACTTCCGGCACTCTCCTTCATAGAGAATATCTCTTTTACCTTCCGAAAACGAAGTTTCACCTTCCATCCGATAAATGGTACATTTGTGCGGGAATCGTGGATTATTTGGTTTCATCTTATACCAAAGTGTACTATTTTCATTTTACTTTTACCCGGCATGTTCTCTCCCCATTTCTCATATAGCTCTTTTGCCATAGCCCGCAACTCCCTCTTATCAAAAGCTGAAGTCTGCCAGCCACCTTCAACGTGCTTCCATCCGCCATCGCTGTCTTCCGTATTATTTTGTGTACTGGGAGTAGCTGCACACCATAAATAAAGGTCAGCAGTACAAAGGTCAAGTTGCTTTTCTGTCAGCGAACTTGCCATTGCTTCGGCTGCAATTTTCCGTTTGAAGAGAATGGAATTAAGGGCATTGTCAGCTATTTGATAGCCAACAACACCTCTTAAATATTCTTCAATCGGCATATCAATATGAGAAACCGTATATGCCATTATTTACTTGCCTTTACAGTCAGGTAATACATTTGTCTCACCACATTTGGCACGCACAATGCTGTAAGCTCACTCGAAATCTTCTGTACCTTGTTGTAGGCATCAAAAGTCTGTGTGATTACAGTACGTCCTTCATCATAGAAGGCAATACGAGCCGCCGGATCATTGATTACGATAGGAGTTACCGCTTTGATCGTACCGATACGAGAAGAAGGAACGAAAACAAATACATTTTCATCGAAACTCTGCAATGTCGGAGTAGAAACCGTGCGAGTTTTCTTGTCGAACTTCTCTACAACGGAAACACTATCAATAATGGTAATCGGAGCACCAACATACTTCTCTACCAAGACCTTCATTTCATCATCCAGCAAGCTCACGCCAATTTGTACGGCAGCATCAGCAGTAGTAACCAACGGATTCTTGATGTATCCGAGAGACTGTCTTACAGCCGGAATCATAATGAACTTGTCCCATGTAATCTTGTTTACTTCGATATGGTCTACCGGAGCATAACAAGTCTGACGAATATAAGTAACCTTGTTTTTCAGGTCTTCCAATGGTGTGATATCCGCATTCAGAGTACCATCTTTCTTCCACCAAGCAATTTCCCAACGGTTCTTGCCGGGTACATGGAAATCAATGCTGACACCTGTAATACCTTGCGGGTTGTTTTCCGCGATAATATCAAACTGACCTTTAGATACGGCTTGATGGCGTTGGAACTTCAAAGAGTTGTAGTTACCACCGAGCAACATATCAGTGCTTTCAAACAGCAAGTTTTCAACACTTTGTGCCATACGTTCAGAGAACACTCCGAACTGTTGCAATGCTTGCATGTGCAAGCGGATTTTAGCTTCGTCAATATTGAACTCATGCTTCATACGAGGCATCTTGTCACTACCAAGCTCGAAGCCTTCTGTGTGCTTAACGGGACCCGGTGAATCGAAATCAACATACGTTGCCATCGTATATACACGAGCGGTTGCGGAGATTTGCTTAAACTCAAAATCATCCTGCATATCCGATTCCCAATCAAATCCGGGAGTTTCGGGCTTATTATACTTTTCAGCAAACATTTCGTCAATGTAATCCTGAAAAGAAATACCATTGTTTTCAAGCCCACGGGCAATCAAATCATAAAATTCTCTATCTCTAATTTCCATAACTTACGCCTCCTTCTGAAATAAAATGTTAGGAACCAATGCTTTGAAAATATCCGGGATAGGTTGAATACGGTCTGCATAAACCTTTCCACTCCATACGACCGTACAAGTGGCTACTTGCGTGCCTTCTTCGATGTAAGCATCATTCTTTGTCAGACCTGACATGTGCGTGATAGCCATTTTCTGTGTTGCACCAGATGCGGCAGCTACGGTCAGAATATCACCTTCTGCAAGAGTATCAGGGTCAGCACTCAAAGTAACAGTAGCTTCGTTTCCATCAATGACTACTTTCGTCACCTTCACGCCCGTTCCCGTACCGTTAAGAGAATCGGGTACTTTCATTAAGAATTGACCCACGGTTGGAGTCGGAAGCCCCATACCAACAGTCACTTTCAATGTGGTGCCAGTGCTACCTTCCAATGCCTCATAAAATTCTAAGCATTTAGAAGTACCTCCGGTTTTATCAAGATATACGGGTGTTCCTGCGGGAATAACATCTCCCACGTCCGGCGTCTTCTCAAATACGCCGCCACCGTCTACCTTGCTAAATACATCTTTCCATATGGGAAATGCACCACCAAACTTTCTTGTCTTACTACCAAAAGTATTACCAATCATAGTTCTGTGTTTTAATGTGTTTGTAATCAGTTAATTATTTTAATTTGCAACAGGCAAATCACCTGCTTTTTGGTGCCGTTCTTTAAACTTCTTCAGTGTTTCATTCTTTGTGTTTTGTTGCTGTTGTTGTCCGTTTCTCGGAACAGCCCCATTTCCACGACAAGCACTAAACTCTTTGTCATAAACTGGAAGAAGAGAATCCACAAGTTCATCTACTGATTTCTTGGAATCAAGTTCTCCGTGTTTAGTCAAAGTAGTAGTCAATACATACTCGTCATTTACACCTTTGGCTTTCATCCCGGCAATAACTTTCTCACGCAGTTCGCTTTGGCTTTTTACTTGATCTTGTCGGTCAAGACGTTCGCGCAATTCTTTGTTTTCATTCTTGATGCCTTTCAACAATTCAAGAACTTCATTGTCCTTACCTTCCTGCGTAGTATCGTTAGCTTGTTGCTGATTTGGTTTGTAGTTCTTTTTGAACTCTTCAACCTGTGTGGATACATCATGGCTGTAATTACCATCAAGCGATTTCAAGAAACCCACGTGTTTTTCCCAAAACGCATCATCCGGCTCTGTGCCTTCTGCTGGTAAATTTCTATTGACGTAATCCGTCAGCGTTCTTTGTGACAGACTGGTTTTTCCAATTCGTGTCGTAATCTCGGATAAGATTTGTTCTTTTTCCATCGTGCGTTATTTTGTGTTTATGTATAAAAAAAAGAGTCAGACAATGCGTTTTGCATTAACTGACTCTTTTGGTCTTATTTATTGTTGCGGAAGTAGGAATCGAACCTACGACCTTTGGGTCATGAACCCAACGAGCTACCTACTGCTCCATCCCGCTATGTTTTACAATCATCATCGTTCCCGATTAAATCGACATTGATATAATTCTTGCACCTACGACATTTAATTCTAAGGGTGACGATTCCTTTTACATACTTGACATCAGTGAGCTTTTGTCCGCATGTCGGGCAAATCACTAACTTGTGGTGTTCAACCACTTGTCGAGGGTCTTCTTTTGTATCAATTTTAATCATCTGTTATCCTTATTCGCTGCAAACATAATATATATTTTCTATATTTCAATACAAATAATAGATTATTTTCATCTTAAAATTAGAAAATTCATATTTTTATATATACTTTTGCCTCATTATTAATCAAATAGTGAGCTTTCAAAGCCTACATGATAGAGAAATTTATCATGTAGGCTTTTTATTTATGGAAGAAATAGCTGAATATAGTGGTGTCACGACAACGGACGGAAAGAAGATTCTTACTTATGAATTTATCGAAACGTTAAGGGAGGCAGATAAGAAAATGCCAAACCCACAAAAGATTATTGCCCAACGTGGAGGACAAGAGAAATTCCTTTCCACGATGGCAGACATTGTTATATACGGTGGAAAACGTGGTGGTGCCAAATCATTCTCCTTGTTGCTTGAATCCCAACATGACATACAAAGCAAATACTTCAATTCTATAATCTTCCGTAACGAGATTAATGACCTTACCGACCTTATCACTACTTCCTATCAGATTTACGATGATTTCGGTAAGTATAACAAGTCAAAAGGAGATATGACTTGGAACTTCAACTGGGGAGGATGGCTGGAATTTAATTACTACTCTGATAGCATTGAGGATTTCAAGAAACGTTTTCAGGGAAGACAGTTCTCTTACATAGGAGTGGATGAAATCACGCACATGGATTATCCGAAGTTCAAATACCTTATTACCTGTAACCGTAATGCCCATTTTATCCGCAACCGTTTCTTTGGCACATGTAACCCTGACCCCGACAGTTGGGTAGCTACATTCATAAATTGGTGGATAGATTCAGATGGTTTTCCCATCCCAGATCGTGATGGAGTTGTACGCTATTGTTTCATGGACGGAGATAGTATTGAAGGAATCTATTGGGGAGATACCCGCGAAGAAGTATATGAACAATGTAAGCACATCATTGATCGTTTGTGGAAACCCGAATACGAATCATTGGGCAGTCCGCAAGAGCTATTCATTAAATCAGTGACCTTCATAGAAGGTAAGCTGGAAGAAAACATGCAGCTTCTCCGTTCTGACCCGAACTATCTTGCCAACCTTGCCAATCAGTCCGAAGAACAGCGTGCCCGTGACCTTGAAGGTAACTGGAAATTCCGTACAGCCGGAACCGGGCTTGTTACTCTCGAACACATGAGAAGTTTCTTTGAAAATGCCCTTCAAACAGAATCGGGAACTCGGTATATAACTTGTGACCCGGCGTTTACGGGTGGAGATAACTGCGTGTTTTGGATATGGGAAGGCTGGAACATTATAGGTATTCACGTTTGCAAGAAAGATAGTAAAAAGACTATTGAAACCGCAAAATTCCTGCTCGAACAATATAAAGTTTTGGAAGAGAACTTCGCCTACGACCTTAATGGTCTTGGACAGATATTTGTCGGTTTCTTCCCTAAAGCATTGAAGTTCAATAATATAGAATGTCCGTCAGATGGATCGCATACAATGTTTGACTATCTGAAATCAGAAGTTGCATACAAATTTATTGACAGATTCACCCGTGGTGGAGTTAGTATATTACCCGACTTGCTGAAACGTAAATACTCCGGCAAAGGATTCAAAGATGTTCCTCTTTCACAAGTGCTTATCAATGAAAGACAAGCAATGCGACAAGATGAAAATGCGGCTGACAAATATTGGAAACTTATAGCCAAGTCTGAAATGAAAAAAATAGTCGGTCACTCTCCTGACTTTTGGGAAAGCATGATGACAAGAGAAATATTCGAGATAAAAAAGAAACGCAAACACTTTAAAGGAATAGGATTGTTATGATTAAAAATGAAGTTCTTACCAAAAAGCCGTTTACAAGAGTAACGCCAACAGGCTATCTTAATGGCAAAACTACAAGTGATTTATCAATCGCTTCGTATTATAACAACAAGATAGAATATCAGATTTTATCCCAAGCGGATTTTATCAGAGAGTTTTATCCATCCGGTCACAAGATAAATTCTCCGGCATTTTATCCTAATCGCATCAAATTCGAGGAAGACGAAAATGGGAATAAACGCTTCTTTGAAGAGAAGGTTATGCGTGTCGCTTTCCCCTTCCAAATGATTATTACCATTCAGCAACTTGTTCACCTCTGCGGAAATGATATTCACCATGAACTTACAGCCGCACAAGTTGATGATAAATTGAAAGAATCCTTCCTCGAATTTCAGAAGGGGTGGCTGGATAAAAACATGGAAATTACGTTCTATGAATTTGCAAAGAGCGTAAAGATCACCGGAGACGGAGCGGTTGTATTCTATATGGATAAAGGAGAAGTGGGAACCAAAGTTCTTTCATTCTTCGATGGAGATATATTATATCCACATACAAACTCCATTACCGGAAAGATGGAATATTTTGCCCGGCAATACAGTGACTACGACTCTGAAGGTAAGGAGCTTGTTTCATGGGTAGAATTATGGGATAACAAATACCTCTATCGCTATCGGCAGACAAAAGCCGGATTTAAGGGAGCGGTAAACAAACTCAAAGAGGTATTTGGAATAGATGGTTATGAATTGGACAGTAAAGAACTTCATCAGTTTGAAGAATGTCCAGTAGTATATCTTCGTGATAAGCATGGCGCGTGTTGGTCTTTCTCACAAAGCAATATAGATGATTTCGAGCTTGCAGTTTCACACCTTTGTCAAAACAATATGGCTTATGCCTTTCCCATTATGTTACTTAAAGGTGAAGATGTTGAAATCAAAGGTGACATGTACGGTGCGGTAAAAGCTATAACAATGGGTAAAGAAGATGATGCTGGATTTATGAACAGACCGGAATCTTCACAATCATTCGAGTTACAGTTCAATACTCTCCTGAAGATGATATTCATGGGAAGTTTCACTGTAATGCCCCCTGAAGTAAAATCAGGTGATTTACCGGGTGTAGCAATCAAGCTGATTTATTCTCCATCTTTGGAGAAAGCTATGATAGACTGTAAAGAGTTTGATTCTTCCATTGATACAATGAAGAGATTATTCATTTACGGTTATGGAATCGAGAGAAAAATGAGCACTCCATTTGCCAATATGAAAGTTTTGTCATGGGCAGAACCGTATGTGCATCAGAACGCCGCAGAACTTATCAACAATCTTGTACAAGCAGTTGGCGGTGGCTTCTTGTCCAGAGAAAGTGCATCCGAACTTAGCGGATACGGCAGAAATAATGAATGGGATAGAATCATGCGGGAAAAGAAGGAAGAACAGTCGGCAGACCTACTTTATCAGTTGAAATCACAACAACAAACAGCTAAAATAAACGAAGAAAATAAAGATGAAACAACCAACGAGTAAGGAGATAGAAGAAGCGAAAGATTATCTCCGGCAAAGGCTTAATGCAGAACTTTCAATGAAGAACAATCTACTTGCCATTATGTATCAAGCTGCAAAGGAGATAATCGCTGTATCCTACAAATACAACGTTCCCACAAATCAATTCAGTTTCTCTTATAACAAAGAGCTACAAGAAGAAGTGGAAACTATTATAGCTAACCTTCGGGAGCTTATTGAGGATTATACAGAAACGCTTGCCGTGGCAACCCATACGGATGAAAAAGAACATATCATTTCTTTTATCAACCGAGAGAGTCATGGAAAAACTCTTGTTGATCGTATCAACGCATATACTACCCAATTCAAAAAAGAACTGGAAGTAGCCATAGCATCCGGCGTATTACTCAATGTTGCGGAAGGTGAATTATTGTCTTCCATTAAAGAAAGTTGGAAGAGTCCTTTATTCAATCGACACATAAGACAGGCTACATCACAGGGCTTCCCGGTAATATCAAGATTGAAAGTCCCGGAAACATACGGTGTGGGACGTACAAATAGTTCTTTCACTGCACTTGATAATCTAACCAACTTCGCCATAGCCGAGGGCTGGATGGATTACTTTGCCATGATAGCTCAAAAGAGTGGAGCAATAGGTTTCATGTCATTTAGGGGCAGTAGTTATCCATGCCAGCAATGTGATGATGAAACTACTTATTTCCATGTCTTTAGTAACGGCGACCCGGTACCGCCATACCATGCGCATTGCTGCTGTTATATAGTACCGATATACGAAATAGATATTTAAACCTCAATATTATGTTTGGAATCAAAATTATCACTACAAAAAAATGGAATCAGCTTGCATCTGAATGTAGCAAGTTGGCAATTACCAACGTCGAGCTTTCAAAACAAAATGCTCTTCAGGCTAAAACAATCATGGAACTTACCGGAGAAGTCCGGGTGCTCAATTCTAAAATCCTTTTGGAAGAAAGTATAAACGATGATTTACAAAAGAGAATAAATCAAAAATATCCCAAGAAGCCTACAAATAAAAGACTGAAAAGATAAGTACCCATGAATCTATTGACTACATTTGCAATGTAGAAGTTTGCTTATCAACCAAGCGTTGAAAAAGTTAAGCCCCCATCTAACTCTGTTAAGTGGGGGCAGCCTTTTATTTATACAATAAAGACAATCGGTATTCAGCTTCCAGCAGAGGTTCGCCGGGAACGATGCACTGAACTTATAGGAGTAATGACCGATTGCCGGAACAAAGATATAAATAAACTAATCATTATCAACTTTATCAGGTGCAGGCATTTCCAGCCTCCGAATAGCCTTTATAGTTTCCCGTCCCTCCAATATCGCCTTGCATAAGCGATGATAACCATCCGCTATTTGACCTTTATCATCAAGTATGATAGGATAATCAAGAGAGGTATCATTTACTCTTTTACATTGGAAGATGAAATCTTTAAGACTGCCACATTCAAAGGCATCGGTACTCAAATCTACACACCATAAAGGCATATCCATTATAGGATATTCTTTTGCTTTAGCAAAATCATACAGTGTTTGGGCTTTCCATGAACCACCTTCACCATTGAATTGGCTTTCGGCAAAAGTCATATTACTAATTGGAACCTTCATTTTGCTTGCTCTTTAAGTTCGTAGGCAGCTTTCTCTTGCTCCAAAATGGCTTTGTCTTCTTCTTCCGAGATTTGCTTCCGGCGAGAAATCAATCTTTCATTCATCTTGGTATAAGCCTCGAAGAAGTCTTTCATAAATTCAGCATCAGGAGTACAATTTGACATAAGAAAGTTTACCTTAATCCATGTGTCCATATATTCACCGAAATCTTTGTTGTTTGCCAGTAGACGAATCCGCTCAAACATCTCGTTATCATCCCGGAACCGCATTGTCCAAAAGCCGGATATAGCCTTAATACTAATCCAATCATGTTCGTTACTACTATCTCTTGTAATAGTAAAATTGCCAAATTGCAATGGTGCCTTTTTACTCATACCTAAAATTGTTTGTGATTTATAAATTTTTCGTCATTACTCGTTCGTAAGCTCCATCGTTAATCCTCTTATATGTACCGATAGATTGTGGCTTTCCATTCAGCATTATAGTTACAGTAATGGATGGAGTTTTGGAGTTCTCTACAATAGCTCCATGTGCATCTTTAAGAGATAGAAACGTAGGGTGAATAGAAGTGAATCTTTGCCACCAATGTTTCTTACATAACACGTCATACAGTTCAATCTTCCGGTTGGAAGTAGATTCAAATAGCCTTGTGATACAAAGCATATACTTAGTGTTCTTTGCCATTTTGTTGTTTGGTTATACAGTTACAATTTCAAATTCATCAGCATGTTTCTTGCCGATCCAATCCCGTTTCTGATTTTCAGTAGCGGTTTCATAGATTCTTCCTCGCTTAGACAAATGCCTTTTCCTGAAAACTCCTTCTTCTCCCAGCTTATCATAATCTCTTCTCGAAGGAGATAAACCTTTTGCCCGGCAAAAGAATAATCCGGTTTCTTTATGTCTGAATTTTACAGCCATATTACATCTTTAATCCATCGGCGGTTGGCTCTATTGCACTTCCCGTAGAAGGGTCTTTGCTGGATGGATATGGATTAGCAGTACCCAAACGTTTCAAATCCATACCAAGCCACATAACAGCTTCTTGTAACTTTGTAATGGCAAGGCTGCGTTCTCTACTTGCCGGAAGTTCTTTCACTTCCTGAATCTTTGCATCTATTTCCTGACGCAATCTTTTGTTTTCTATGACTTCTTGTTCAAAGTTCATTTTTTGTTCTCCTTTCCAAATATTTTAAGTTCATGTAATCTCGCCTCAACCAAATCAAGATCAAACTCCGCTCTCCGTCCATTCTTTGTATAGCATCCTTCCAACAGCTCTTGCCGCATCCATGCTGCGACCGCCCTGTAACCGACACCCAAACATGAACCAAGACCTTCAAACGTATAAGCATAGCGTTTACCATCCACATAAATAGGCTTCGAGTAATCTTGCTTCAGCTTCTTGCTTTGTTCTGCCTCACGTTCATACCGGAACTTCTCTGTGAGAGCCTTTCCGTATAGCCCATACACCTGACCGTCCGGCGTGCGTTTTTTCCGGTATCCGGCTTCAGACAATATCCTTCCAAACCGGGTAAGATTCTCTTCGGAAATGCTATTCTCTTTGCACCACTTCCGGTATCTTTTATATAGGATTGTAGAAGGCATCCATTTAGGTTCAACGTCAGAAACATCTTCATACGTCCGAAGGTAGTTCATTTGATACATGAACTTCATAACAGTACTACTTTCAGCCTGATATTCGTCCATGACCTTATCCAGTTTCTTATTCTCTGATAGCTTGTATCCATTGGAGATAAATCTATCACGACCTTCCAGTATCCAGTTGAATATCGCGCTGTATTCGCGTTCGAGATCACGGGCAAGACTTTTACGTTGTCTCGCTATCGGTATCTCTATTTCAAAGGGAAGAATACAGATACGCCGCTTCATTCCATAACTCCAATCTTTCAGATAAGGCATTTGATTAGCATTTGCCATAAGCAAAGGAATATCATAAGCGGTGAAGTTGTCGCCATACATAGGACGCGCTTCAGTAGGTTCACCGGATATAAGACTTTTAAGAACGTCACTATCCCGCCCAATCTCCAAAGCCTGTATCTCCGAACAATAGTTGAGACGTTTGCCGTTGATATAGGCAATGTTCTTCTTACGCTCTGTTCCGGTTATCAGCGCACCAATGCCGAAGTTGCTTACATTGTCTCTACCCAGTATTCCCATAATAGTTTCAAAGACAACGCTCTTCCCGTTTGAGCCGGAGCCACGGAGCACAAGCATGGTTTCTATCTTTGCAGTACGCCTATCAATGAAGATACTGCCTAAGAACTCCTGAAACACATGCTGCCAGCCCTCGTCCGGCAACACTTCATCAATGAACTGTTTCCATAGAAAAATATGTTCGTCAGGATTGTAGTCGTAAGGAACACTCGTGACCTGTACCCATTGTCTTCCGAACTTATGTGTAGTCCGGTCATTCATATTCAGCACACAGTTGTTAAACACCACGATAGCACTATCTGGACGCAAAGCCTTACCCGAAACAACACGTTTGCAGACCTTTATCACTCCTTCTACGCGGGAATAGTCGCCATTTGGCAAAGCACACTTGCGCATCAGGTCATAAATAAGGCTACCGAAGTCGTCAGGTGACATAGGTTCATAAACCTTACCGGAAAAATAATGTGGAAGACCGTTGAACATGCTGATTGAAGAACGGATAATTGCATTACGGAGTAAATCTTGCACAGCATCTACACGCATAGCACTTTTGGAGAGAGATAACGCAGAACTTAAATCCTGTTCGTCCATCAGTCCAAAAACCTCTGTCAGTAGTTTCTTATACTTAATTTTGTCCATATCAATGGTTTTACCCGTTTTCGCATTGTTTACCGCACAAAAATAGAGTATTTTCTATTATAATCAAACTCAAATCGTTATATTTTCTATTTTTTACGCTAAAATACATATATTCACCCGTAAATTTTGACTCAAAAAGGCATCATTTTCGACAAAATTCAAGAAGGTTATCGGAATATGATAAAAAACAGATAATCAGCAAAATAAGTAATATACATTCACATTTGTAATGTCTTTTGTGTATGGTTTACTATAAAAACTATACATACTGTAATCCATTGATACATAGAACTTTTCATATATTCCAATGTATAGTTCAAAATCACACTATACATGTGCAAGTTGCTGAAAATCAAAGCGTACTGAAAAAGCATGTAGGGTATGTATAGTTTTCTACGAAACGGCTTAGTATATAATATACGTCTTTTCCTATGCAATTTACATATAAACTATACATACTATACATTAATTTTATAAACATGTAGAAATCAATAGTTTACACATGTATAGTTTGTCTCAAAAACCATACATTAACTATACAGAAACTATACATAACCATTCTTGCAGTGATAAAATATGCTCCACGACACACAAAAGCCATATTTTCATTGTTAATTTATGTTGGTTCAATGACAAACCAAAAAAAAATAATAAAAATCTCGAATGGTAATGAGTGCGTTGGCTCCGGGTACCCGGTCGGGGGGGGGTGGCACCCCTTCGCGGTGGTCTTCAACGGAAGACAGGAAGACAGGAAAGCATATCTTTATATTATACCTATAATATTAAATATCTGCATCTTTCCGGGCTTCTTCCTTCTGTTTCTTCTTGTTTTCTGCATACAGAGCACACCGGAAACATGAAACAGGATGATAATACACTACTTGCTCCGCTTCTTCCTTGTTTTCTTCCTGCTTCATCCGCTGCAAATCTGCTATCTGCATGAGTACGGCGGCTTTATCCTTTCCGGTCAAAGAAGGGAGCACCTTTATTAAATTCTCTAAAATGCCGTCCTTGCTCCTAAATGTATCTAAAGTTTTTTTATCCACCTTATTAGCTTCTGCTATCTTGGCAGTGTCTTCTTTTGGGCTTCCGGTCTTTGTGGGTGTTGTTCCTCCTGATCGTTGATATTGTATTGCTTCAATGAGTTGCGAAATACCGGGCTTATTCTTTTGTAGTGCATTGGCTTTGCTTGCTATTGTTCCGGTTCCGTTGGTTGTTGGTCGATAGATGGCGGCGTATGCTTCTTGTCGTGTTGCTCCTGAAGCTACCAACATACAGAAAAAAACATCTTCAGGCGTGAGGCTGTAAATACGTTGTAGTTCCGTTACTCTCTTGCTATAAGTCATATTAAAGTATGATTTAAAAATGAGTGTTCCGGCTTCTTGCGCTCTGTTATTATAGGTGCAAAGATAAATAAAAGGTCTGATAAATAAAAGATTGCAGCATCTTCTTTGTTTCCGGCTCTCTTTATACATGTGTTGTATAACACTGTTTTTAAACACGCTATTATAATAAAGAGAATCCGGCTTTTTGCGGCTTTTTGCTGGGGTTTCCCGTGCTGGTGGCTGGGTCGCAATATACTTACAAATAATCTTATATTCAGGCTTTATATACTATTCACGTGTATTTATAAGGCTGTTTTAAATTTTATATATATAGTAATTTATTATTTCATATATTAGAGTAAAAATATTACTTATTTGTTTGGTATTCAAGATATTATTTGTATCTTTGTAATACAGAAAAGAACACAAAAGGTTGTACTTTGGTCGGTCTTCCTTTCCTTCTTTCCTGTTTACTTAATGTTTAATTTAAAAATATTGTAAACATGAAATCTATCTTTATTTATCAAATGACAAAGGAACAGAGACAAAGATATAATTCTTTGCTTTCTTTGGTTAACTCTATGGAGAATTTTAAAAAACGTTCTTTTTTACGCGGTATGTGTTTAGATGATAACGGTAATATTCGTTACTCTTCATCCTGTTACGATTATACGGCATAAAAAACCGGGAACCGTTATAACGGAACCCGGCACCCTTTAAACTTTGCAGCCTAAAAGGTTGTACTTTGGTCGGTACACTGCAAAGTTAAGGGAAAAACAAAGATAAAACAATAATAACCCTTTAATTTTTGCAGTTATGGAAACTTCAAACAGATTATCTTATTCAAAAACGCATCTTTTTGCAGAAGACGGAACACAGTATAAAATCATTGCTAAAGTATCTTTAGATGGTGATTGTAAGAACGGAATGTACGATTTTAGCATTACGGCGGACATTTACGAGAAAAGAAAAAACGGTCGTATTGTTTATGCTGGCGGCGGGTGTTGCCATGAAGAAATACAGAAACGATTCCCGGAGCTTGCAAAGTTCATTCCTTTACACCTGTGTAATCATTACGGCGCGCCAATGTACCCGGAAGCAAACGGGTTTTATCACCTGCAAAATAGCGGAAAAGAAACCACAATCAACTATTTACGTATTACAGAAGAAGAGTATAACGCACTTTCTTTGGCAGAAGATCAAAAACATTTCAAATACTTGCTTTTCTCTTTGGGTATTGTTGAACGCTGGAAAAAAGAAGCTGATACCCTTATTTCAGAACTTGAAACATTATCCGGGCTTAAATGGGAAAACCCGTACAAGCCGGAAGAGGAACGTTTTACATTAACTTTGTCAGATGAAGAACGCGCCAATATTGAAAAACTTATAAAAGACGGTTTTTACACAAAAGAAAATATAGAAAAGCGTAAAGAAGAAGCTCGAAAAGCTGCTTTAATAAAGAAACGCGCCGATATTTGCGCGCGTTATGATAAAGATATTGCTAAAGCCGAAAGAGAAAAGAAAGTAATGCTTTATATCTTTGATTCGGGCGTTTCAACTGAAAACGTTATATACTACAATCATTCAAATACTGTTACTTTTAATTGGTCGAATTTAAGTTACTACAAAAGAATATCTAAAGAAGATTTTCAGAACTTTCTCGAAAGCGTTGATTATTCCAAACTGCCGGAAGGAATCAAGTTTGAAATAAAGTAAATACCCACCTTTCCCCGGTTCGCCGGGGATTAATACCCCTTCTATTATGAATACAAAAGATTTAATAAATCAGATAGAAATATCTGGAATTATCACCCGTGCCCAATTATATACTATTATCAGACGTGCCAATAGTGGAGATAAAGACGCTAAAAGCGTATGTTTCAAAGAAAACACTGTCTTTGCCGATGAAGAGATAAAAGAAATAGAACTCAATAAATTAAGAAAAGAAGCCCGCAAAAAATATTCTTCTTTTGGTTGGCGTGAAAAGAATGTACTTCAAGGCAGTAACCTAAAATTAAATCTATGTTGTTTTCGCGGCTCTACCCCTGTTTATTGGGTGTTATCTGATAACGGATCATTCGAGTATTATATAACGCGAGAAATAAACGTAGTAGGATAATGTTTGGTTTAATGCTGCTTTTGTTCGGTGCTGTGGTCTTCATATCCGGCACCGACATAGAAAAAATACGCGATTTTATAAATAAAGGTGATGAATCAGATAAATTTTAGAGGCATGAAAAAATATACCCCATTAACCACCGAAGAAAGAAAAAAATACGATGAAGAAACGGCTAAATTTATGAAGTTCTCAAAATGGATAAATCAAAGACTTTTCATTTTATGGAATGAGCATGTTAAACTTACGTGTAAATGTGCAAATTACGATGGGAGTTTTGCGAGGAATAAAATTAACTTTTTGCGAGAAATAGCACGTAAAAAGAGAGAAGAATTTTATAGAAACATAGGTATTTAATTAATCTGCGCCGGGCGGTTCCCGGAAGCCTTTAAACTTTCACATTATGATAAGAAATATAATAAAAGAAAGAGACGAGATAAAAGCGTTTTCTTTTGACCGTAACGGCAAAATAATAGCTTCTTTATATGATAGTGGCTTTTCCTCTGTTGCTGCTGTTATATCGGAACTTTCCCGGCGTGGTTCCGGCTGGATGAAAGATATTAAAGAAATTAGTATTGAAAATAAAAGTCGTTGCACTTATGCGCGGTACAACAAACAAGGGAGGCGTATATAATGAAAACAGTATATAAAAAGGCTATTTCATTAGCCAACAAAAACGGGCAAAATTTTATAAAAGAAATGGCTGCTTATTATACATACATAGGAATCGAAGAAGGAAATATAAGTAACTGGTTTGTTTTGATAGCTAAATCAAAAGAAACAGGAAAATATATTTGCCTTTCCATTTCCCGGTATGATTCAGGCGGTGCGGCTTCTACCTTCTTCGGAGACCTAAAATATTTTTGTTTGCAGAAGGCAGAAAATACGTGTTACCGTTTTTGTTCCTGTATTCGTTTTTGGCTACGCGCTAACCTTATTTGGGCTTACGAGAAACAAATAAAAGCTAAGTATAACATTAATTTTTGAAACTATGACTACTTATATAATAGAGTCCTCAACCGGGGAAACTCACAAACTGGAATTTGTGAAAACTGGAAATTATTATCGTGTCTTTGTGGATGGCTGGGTAGATACAGTTCTAACAGAGGAAGAACTTTTGCGAGAATCAGAGAATCCAATATTTTAAAAATAAATATCATGTTTGGGCTAATTATTTGGCTCGTCTTCATCCTGATGATATGCTTTAGCGTGTGTGGCGGCTGGTTCTATGTTGCCGCGTGGATCGTGGGCGGTGCATTGAGTTTATTTTTTGGTGTGAAATATGAATTAAAATAATATTGTTATGTCTGACAAAGAAATAAATATTGCTATTCTTCAGGAATTAAAGAGGATTGCAAACGAGATATTTACAAATGAAATAGATATAGAGCCGGGCACATATACGGCTGCCGAACTTGCGAAAGAAAAGAGCGCAAAAGGTGATGTTATAATAATAAACTACATTAAAACAAATAACGAAAGTTTATTAACTCGCTCTGTGTGTGTCGGCTCCTTTAAATGTGAATTTGAACGGAATAATATTTTTTATTTGGTTTGGAAGTTTGAACAACTTACAAACGTGAAACAAAAAGATAAGACTCGTTTTGTGAGGATCGAAACCGGGAAAGCGGATTTATCTTTTTCCATGGAAATAACAAAAGAAATGCAGTCACTTTGTAAATGTGTCGGGAATGATCCGCAACGCCCGGTTATGTCTTACATGTTTATAGACTACAAAAAAGGCTATTTAGTTGCATCGAATGGAAGACATTTACAAGCATGTAAGGCAAATATTTCTAACATAGTGGGGGAAACAGAAGCGAGTGTTTTAATAAATCCGAAGGACTTTAAACAGCTTTCCGGCGTTTGTTCCGTTACAGTTTCCGGCGGAAAGATCACAATATCAGACGAAGCCGGACGCGCTTATTCTGTGGAGTGCTCCGGGCTTAAATATCCTAATTGGGTTGCGATTGTGCCAAAAGTTTCTAAAAACAACTATATCAAAATAAACGAAGTAAAAGAGGTGCTTTCTTTCCTGAAAAAGAAAGAAGGTACATTCTACATGTATGCGGAAAGAGGGCGCATAGTAACAATAGATTTTATAGATAGTGAATCCGGCGCATCTTCGGAAATCGAAGTATTTACAGAAAATGAAATTCCCTTTGCTTTCTCTGTTATGCTTGATTCAAAAAGTTTTCAAACAGTTGCGCAAAAATGGAATGGAGGTATTTTCATAGATGCCAATTATAAACCTATTGTATTAACGGACAAAAACGAAAATATCTGTTTTTTAATGCCCTCCGGTGTTGGAAAAGAAGGTTTTGTAAAAATCGAGTATGATTTTCACCGTTCTAATATGGTTTCTTATCTGGACTATCAAAAAGAAGAGCCACAAACTACCATAAAAGAAGTATGTACGGAAAAGATAAGCCCAGCACCCGTACAAATTGAGCTAATAAATCTACCTGTTGTTGCATCAGAATATAAATACAATATTTTGGGCTTTTATTGCCTTCTCTATTTGGTTTGCGAGCTTTGCAAGGCAATTATATACAATGAAGCAAAAGAGGCTTTAAAACGGCTTAAAATATTGCTTTCTTCTTCGGTGGTAAATATCGAAGACTTTGCAAGCGAATTGCAGATTATAGACCTACAACCGGGCGAAGTGGAAGAAATCAAAGACCTACAACCGGGCGAGAATACTGTGCCGGATGAAAACCAACCGTTTGCAATTGTACCAGATATTGCGCCTCCTCCCTTGTCCAGGGAGGGTGTTACCGGCCTTCCTTCGGTGTGTGCGCCTTCGCTGGATGCTGTTTCGTTTGCTTTATGGTTTGCCGTCCGGGTGTGGGTTGTGTCGGCGCGTGGAACCGTCCCGGCTCCGGCTGCAAATATCGGATGCTCCCGGCGCGAATCCGTCCGCATACGTGGTGCAACAAAGCGAACGACTGCATCAGTCGAACGACTATCAATAAATGAACGGTTTACATCAAACTTTAGCCCATAGTAAATAATAAACAAATAGGGGCACGTGTAAAAACCTGTGTTTTTGTTTGTTATTTTTTGCTATAAAAAATCTTTGTAGTACCTTTGTTTTGCAATCATATAGCAATGTCAGAGAATCCATTAGTAAAGCTATTAAGCTACATACTCCCTTCGGAGTTCAACGAATATTTTGACCTTACCGATGTTAAGGAAGAAGAACGTGGCGTGGAGAAGATTCTCCATCTGTATCTTCACGAGAAGAACCTTCAGCCGGATGGTCACACAGAGCTGTCTCCCAACGGTTTCTACCCGGAATCATGCATCAACCACTTTCCTCTCAACGAGCACCGTACCGTTCTGCACGTATGCCGTCGCCGTTGGAAGGACGGTTTGGGCAGGACGTATAGCAGAGATTGGGAGTTGACAGCAAAAGGAACACGGCACACTAAGGAGTTTGCCGCTTTTTTAAAAGAATTCCTTGGATACATCCCCGATTACAGCCAGATCACTCCAGAAACCGTATCACATCAAGGCTGACGAGTTCGAACGTGCCTACAAGGATTTCCTCAGCGGTTACCGCACCTGGAAAGAATTGTCACATGCGGAGGACTGGCTTGTCTTCTATAAGAACATAGGGCCACAACTGAGCATTGACGAGACAGCGCTCTCTGACGGTGAACTTTATACAATAATCTCCAACAAGGCTGCCCATGGCGGCAAGGGAGCTATCGTGGCCATTATCAAGGGGACAAAGGTCGAGGATGTCGTAAAGGCGTTGATGCGCATCCTTTGGTACGAGAGGGCTAAGGTGCTGGAGGTAACGATGGACTTCTCCGAGAGCATGCATTCCATAGTAAAGCAGTGCTTCCCGTATGCCACGATAACCATCGACCGCTTCCATGTCCAGAAGGACTGCTACGATGCCATGCAGCAAGTGCGTATCAGGCACAGGCGCGAGGCCCAACGTACCGAAGTGGAAGCGCGCGAGCAGCACAAGCTCCGTAACAAGAAGAATGCCGAGGCACGAAAGAGACGTCTTGAGAAGAATGGAGGCAAACGGAAAGGAAAACAAGGACGGAAGCCTAACCGCAAGAATGAGAAGTACGAGCCTGTGAGGCTGTCAAACGGAGATACCGTCTGTGAACTCCTGACGCGCTCACGCTATTTGCTGATGACATCGGCAGATAAATGGACAGCGACTCAGAAAATCCGTGCAAGGCTGCTGTTTGAACTCTATCCTGATATGAAGACCGCATATTCAATCTCGCACTCTTTGCGCATGATTTTCAATAACAAAAACGCCACAAGGGAAAGCGGGAAGAAAAGCCTCGCCCAATGGTATGCAAAAGTCGGAGAGTTCGGAGACGAAAACTTCAACACTGTTGCAGCAACCATCTATGAACGGCAGGGAGAGATTCTCAACTACTTCATCAATCGGTCTACCAATGCGTCTGCTGAATCTCTTAATTCAAAGATCAAGCAGTTTCGAGCACAACTACATGGGGTTATAGATGTAAAGTTCTTCTTATTCAGACTCTCAAAGATATTTGGCTAAACACAGGTTTTTGCAAGTGCCCCAACAAATATCATAAAATGAAGATATACAAGCCTCAAAACATTATTGTAAGAGTAACCATCGAAGACCAAAATACAGATACCATAATGGAGAACACTGTAAAGTTTTCCATTGCCGAAAGCGACTGTAACGAGGTCTGCAAGTTGATAGAAAGCACCTTCCCGGAAAACATTCTCCCAACGATAGCCGGAGCACGCGAAATAGGAAAGAATCGCTCTGTAAAGATTGGCGTTTCAGAACTGGATAGCTCCGGCGCAAAGCTCCGCAAAGTGAGCCGAACGATTAACCTTCAAAGGGTAAATGCAACGGAGGTAGGCGAACGACTTATCAATGCGGTAAATTCAGCCGAACAACAGGCTATCATCCAGCAAGCAAATAATATTCTTAAAATTGAATAGACAATGGAAGAGTGGAAAAATATTAAGGGCTTTGAAAGCCTATACCAAAATTCTATGCTTTGACTATAATACAGGCAAATTTGTTAAAAAATTCCCTGCTATCTATGCTGCTGTTGAAGAATTGAAAGTACCACAAGGAAGTATTATTAGAGTCCTGTCCGGAAAAAGAAAAAGTACGCATGGATATTATTTTGAATACGAAACTGTAAAAGAAGAATGAATACACTAAGAGAAGCATTTAACGAAAAATATCCGCAATACGCTAACCGGGTGCTAAACATGTACGAACAGGCGAACGACTGCCCGGCAACATGGGAAAACATTTCCAAAATACGCTTGGCAAAGTTCGTTTCATTCCTGAATGGGAAGTTGGCAAAAAGTAGCGTGAAAACGTATTGTGCCATGATGAAAAGCGTCTTCAACATCTACAATGAGGAAGTGAAACTCCCGAAAGGATATGAGGATATATTAAGCGTAAAAAAAGACGTATCTCAAAACACATGGTTGAACGATTCGGAAATAGAACGGATAATTGCATATATCCCGGCGAACGATACCGAACGACTTGTGAAGAATCAGTTCATTATGGGATGCGTAACAGGTGCCCGACATAGCGACTACATGAACTTTACCCGTGAGAATGTGGTAGGCGAACGGCTTGTTTACGTTTCGATCAAAACTCACATACAAGCGGAAGTTCCTTTGTCTAAAGTGGTTGAACGACTTATAGCAGAAAACGAAATGTTCTATATCGCTGGAAAAGAAGTTTCAGACCCGACTTTCAATAAAACTATCCGGGAAATATGCCGGAAGTTAGGAATGAACGAACGACTGAAACTATATCGCGCTGGTGAATTTGTAGAAGGAGCAAAATACGAGTTTATTTCAAGCCATACCGCCCGGCGGAGTTTTGCAACAAACTTGTATCTACGTGGTGCCGATTTATATGCTATCAGCAAAATGATGGGACATTCCTCGGTAACAATGACAGAAGGGTATATATCATGCGGATTGCGTGATTTATCAGATAACATTTTAGATTATTTCAAAACATTCAAATAA